CATTGAAAGAACCAGCTGTAAACTGTTCTTCTGTCATAAAATCACAATTATTGCACACAAATGACCATAATGGCCTCCACCACCACACATTATTACGAAAATACACACCTGGATTGTCTTCATGATACCTTTCCATGTCTTGAAAATACTTTTTACGTTTTTCTTTGTTCTCATCTTTCCACAATTCACTATCTTCTTTAAAATACTTGTATTCAGACTCATGTTTGTGTATTTTAGGGTTCATACCACTCAAATCAAATCCCATTATTTATCCTCCTTTGATTGCATAACTTTTTGTATTTTTTTGTCAACTGTTGTCTTTTTTGTATTAGCCTTCCTACTTACACCTCTGTTCATAGCTGTATTTCTTGTAGTTATTATAAAATAAGCACAATCTTCAAGCTTTTCAGGGCTTTCAATACATTGTTTAAGGGCATCTACAATATTACCAACAGTTACACTTTGCATTATTGAATCATCATATTTAAATTGTTTATAGTTCATTATTCCTCCTAAGTTTAAATTTTAAAGTTTAACACCCACCAACAGGCCTAAGCCCTTAGTGTAGTACTATCGATGATGGGTGTTGTAAAAGATCTATAGCTGTTTTGAGCACTTGTCATACTCCTATAGATCAATCTCCTCACTCTCTACTCTCAAACATTCTTCAGCAGCTTCTTCACAGCTTAAACAAACAACATTACTCTTGTGATGCCATTCTTTATAACATATTTTACAAATAGTACCACCAAGATCTTCTAAAAGATTGTTAATTATTCTATCTATGTTCATAAGCTCTCCAATTCTTTTATTCTTTTATGTATTTTAGATGCTGCCTCAAAGTATTCATTCTCAATAGCATTATCTAGAGCCTTGCACAATGTATCATGCTGCTCTTTTTTAGATATAGGTTTGTGATTTACCCACTCATCATAAAGTTCTTCAAGCTCAGCCTCATACTCATTACCAGTCCATTCTTTGTTTATAAAATCACTATTAACATATTTATAAACCTTATCTTGATGCTTAATTACAAAGTTAGGTAGCTCATCTATTGAGTCATCCATAAATTTAAATTGTTCATCTAATGTGTCAAAACCTAGTAGTCTAGCTGGTGTTACAAATATCATATCACATTTATCACAACATTTACCACTAGACATTAATGGTTTTGGGTTATTTCCTAAATCATATTGTTCATCACCACATAATACACAAGTATATTTATTCATAACTACTCCTCTATTAAAGTTATTTGAGTTGTGGCGGGACTGGGGACACCCGCATGTTACCATCTTTAACGGCAGTGTTTCGTCTACAAGAGTGATCAAGTATGCTATTTCTATCTCCAATGAGCTGGGAGCTCGATAGATCGCCGCACATGGTTAGTTAAACCATAGACTAAATAGTGTATCTGTTTTATTGTAAGTCCTGCTTACCGTATTCAGTGTCTATTTCTAGACGTATACACCCACTGGATAAGGATTCCCTTATCTTTTTTGGCACAACAACTGTTCTAGCTTCTACTAGTTCTATAACACCACTTGATGTTACAGCGAGCACTACCTCTAACAGTTTACCTGCACACTCCTTATCAGAATGCTCTACAGGTTTCACAGCGTTACTCAACAGGTGATCAATCCTGCATCATAACTCTCAAATTTATTATCTTTATTGACAAAGGCTTTCGCATCTTAGATTTTAGTGGTCTGTCTTCATTACCACTCGTACTGTGTTAGTTATAGCGGAGAGGGGATTCGAACCCCTGACCTCTGGCTATTACACCAGCGAGCTACATAAGATAGCTTATCTTATTCCTGACTGCTCTACTCCGCGATACAACTTACTGTTATCGTTCAATCAGTAAGAGGATTCTAACTCGTCAGAAAGAATGTTTATTGCAGAGTTTGCTAGCATGATTGTCGGTACGCACAATAGCTATACCTTACTGTTCAGCTCTTGGCCTACTTAGTATCAATCACTCTGCAATTTTAATACTTTAATGAGATAGACCAGCACTAATACAGTACAACTCAGTTCATGACTCTGATATAGCCCATCTCATAGGTCGGGGTGGAACATTACTGTAGACTTAGTTTAGTGAGTCTTTCGCTCCCTTTTGTCCAGAAAGTGCCTCGAACACTCGCTATACAGTATATTACTATTAATTGGAAGCGGGAGTCAGAATCGAACTGACCAGACTCGGCTTATGAGACCGTGTTCATCACCTTGATGTCCCGCAATAATGTTTGGTATAAGTTTATATATATAATGCATACAGGCATACACGCAATGATACTAGCATGATTCTTCAGTTTGTGTAAAAAGCAGTATCATACACATATATACACTGTATACACTATAATGTATCATTAATTAGTAAAAGAAGACAAAATGCCAGGTATTAAGTACCCAGCATTTCATCAACTTCAGACAATTCCTCACCAAGTGAGTCTAATGCCTCAGTTGTTGGATCAAGCAACTCTAAATTATGCTTGGCTGCTATGTTAACCAACACCTGGAAGTGAGTAGACCACTTCTGCAACACTTGTCTTTGTGATGGAGTTTGAGTTCTGAATACAGGGTCCCAACCAGACTTAGTACCAGCAACTGCTAACTCTTTAAACATCTTAGTTAAAGTCCTTTCATACTCAGCAGATAGAATCTTATGAGCTGAAGTTTTCTTAATTAAACCTATTGACATAATTTTTCTCCTTTTAGTTTATTATTAAGTCATAATCATATTTTTTAATTCAAAAATAACCTAATTTTCGTTTTGAAAATCTACCCGATAGGGTAGGGTATATATATAAGACCACATACCAAAATGCTACAATTTTTAAAAGTTGCCTAAAATAAGTGTTGTTTTTAAATAATCCATTTAATAAATTTCTACATGAAAAAGTACATACTAACTATTGTATACGATGATAATAGCGATGTAGTAGAATGGATACAAGAAGAGGTTATAGATGATATAACTCCTGCAGAGTTAACTGCGCAGAATGTATCTAATCTAACTAGCGAAGATATGGAAGATATAATGATGGATAAAGAATACGCCAAGGCGTAATTGTTAGCGCCTCCTTGACGGAGGCTTTGTTTATTATGAGAGTATATAAAGTAAATAAAATAGAACATTATGTTTTTGAGGATCAAAGCGAACTACCTGATAATTTAGTTATCGCAAGTAACTGGCGCAGTGCTGAAATAGGTGATTGGGTACAAGCTGATGATGGGTGCTATATACAAATATTGCGCAAAGGAAAGATGGTTGTGCCGAAAGGGCGGAATAAGGTTAGGGAATACGTTGGCACGTGCACTGGGACTTTTCCAGTAACCTCCAAGGCGAAGATGGACACTTCGCGCAGACTCAATATTTATTCCTTTGGGGGGAATAAGAGTTCTGCAGACGTTCTGCTAGATCGGACCGTACTAAGTAAGCATGAACATCTTTTCGTTGTATATATAGCATCTGGGTTAACTCCACAAGAAGCATATATGAAAGCATTTCCTACAGTTAATCCTGGGTATGCTAAGCATAAATCTGCGCAACTTATTAAAACAAAGAGGATAACTACTGCGATGAAAGAAGAATTAAAGCCTATATTAGAAGAAATAGGTATAGATGAAAAAGCTGTACTAGAGAATATAAATAATATTGCGTTAACATCTGAAAAAGATGAAACAAGGTTAAAAGCATTATTTAAACTATCTGATATTATGGACTTAGAAGATAAAAATAAGACTACTGTTACGCAAGTAACTGGAGCTTTATTTCAAGGATTTAAAGATAAAGAGCTATTAACTGCTGAAAGGCCAAAAGAAATAGAATGAGAGGAAGTGATTTTCCATATTTAGGTGTTGATATAGGTGGCAGTACAGGCGAACCTCTTATGAGTGGTGCTGTACCTACTACTTATGCTGGACTTAGTAATAAACAATGGAAAGAATCTATAAAAGATATGGCTCACGCTCCTCTTTGGGTTGCTGGCCTTCATCCTTTTTATGGTCCTGTTGCAGATATGGCTAATGCTGCTATATATAATTATAGAGGTAAAGATGATATGAGGAATCTTGCTGCAGCTAGTGCAATATTACCTGCAATTTTACCTAAAAAATTACCTACAAATTTTGGTGGTAATGAATATAGGCCATTATTATCAGAGTTATCTTCATCTGCAAATGCTCTTGCTAAGACATATAATAAATTTTTAGCTCCTGGTCCAACTGTTTATGGTGTCCCTGGAAAAGCTTTAAAATCAGGTTTTAGTAAAGCTTGGGTCAATGTAAAAGATCCTGGAGGTGCTTATAAATTTCCTACAAAAGACCAGGTAATTAAAAAATTTAAAAATACAAATCAAGGTGTTTTAGGTGGGTCTTTAGATGAACCTAGATCGCTTTGGGCAGGATTAAAAAAAGCAATAATTGATGATGAGCCATTATATACTCCCGAATTAACTTTATCAAGAGAATTAGATTTTCGTAGAAATATGGACCCAAATTTTTCAACCATGAATCCTAAAGATGTAAACGATGCTTTAAATCAAGCTGCTTTTAAATCTGCTGCTGAATACCATCTAAACAGAGAACTACATAATTTACCTCCTAAAAATTATAAAGGTTATTTTAATTATATTACTGGTTCAAAGAGCGTAAAAGACGCTTTATTAAAAACAATGAAAGCTTCATATGGTTCAAAGAAAAGTAAAGTTCCTGGAGTTGTAAGTTTTGAGTTTGATATACCAAGGTCAGCTGTTTTTAATGTTAGTTCAAAACCTGACAATATTAGCGATATAGCTTTTGCTGATAAAGGAAAATTTTGGAAATATAATAAAAAAAATAAATATGCAAAAGAACTTGATTTTAGATGGCATTTAAATAATTCTTTAGGACAGGTAGACGAAATTGTTGGAAGTTTTGGTAGAGATTTTGTTTCTGACCCAATTTATAGTAATCTTGGAAAACCTATTTATGATAGACTTTGGGATACTTGGAATATGTCTTTAAATCCAGGAGAAACTTTATTTAAAGCGCAATTAGGTCCAAAAGGAAAAAAACGATTAGACCCTGTAAAAGTAGCAAGACATTATGGAACTAAAATTCTAGGTTTAGATGAAGTAAAATTAGTTTCAGAAATAACTACAGGTCCAGATCAAATAGTAAAATTAAGTAAACAGCAAGCTAAGTATAAAGATAATTTTAATAAAGAATTAAAAAAAATATGGGGCAAAAAAGATATTGATGCTTTATATGGGCCATCATTTCCACCTAATAAAGGTAAGATACCTATATCAGCTAAATTAAAAAAAATTGAAAAATAATGGCTAATATAAATACACAAAACGTAAGTAAAGCAGAAGAAGCTTTGATGCTTGCACAAAAAGATATGATTGCGTTTGGTAAACTATTTTTAGCAGACGATTTTATGAGGAGTGAGACTCCTTTTTTTCATTATGAGGTAGCAGATTCTATTTCAGATATGGATAAACGACAATTAGCTGTAATCCTTCCTAGAGGTCACGGAAAAACTGTACTTACTAAGTGTAGTATTATGAGAGATTTCTGTTTTGCAACAGATCCTTTGTTTTATGGATGGGTTGCTGCCTCGTCTAAAATTAGTGTACCAAATCTAGATTATATAAAATACCATTTGGAATATAATGAAAAAGTTTCGTATTATTTCGGTAATTTAAAAGGTAAAAAATGGACAGAAGACGATATAGAGCTAACAAATGGATGTAAACTTATATCAAAATCAAATTTGTCAGGAATTAGAGGAGGAGCTAAACTTCATAAAAGGTACGACCTCATCGTTCTGGACGACTTTGAAGATGAAAATAATACCATTACGGCTGAGTCTCGTGCTAAAATTGCGAATCTTGTTACCGCAGTTGTTTTCCCTGCTCTTGAGCCTCATACGGGTAGGCTTAGGATTAATGGAACTCCTGTTCACTTTGACTCCTTTATACAAAATATACTTGTCGGTAAAGAAAAAGCTGAAAAACAAGGTGAAAAATATAGTTGGCATGTAATAAGCTATAAAGCTTTACAGCCAGACGGCACTTCTTTATGGCCTGGATGGTTTGGTCAAGAAGAAATGGAGCGTAAGAAAAAGTTTTACGCAGATTCAGGGCAGCCACAAAAATTTTATCAAGAGTATATGATGGAAGTACAGAATGCAGAAGATGCAATTTTTACTAGAGATCATATACAATACTGGGACGGAAGATTTAAACATGATGAAGATACTGGAGTTAACTTTATCCTATTTAAGGATGGAACTGAAAAGCCTGTTAACGTCTTTGCGGGAGTTGATCCAGCTACGGATAGCGCTAGAAGAGATACTGACTTTAGTGTTATCCTCATTGTCGCTGTTGATAGTGACAATAATTGCTATGTGCTTGACTATCTTCGTAATAGGTCATTACCTGTTTTGGGGATTCCTGGCGATGGTAAAAAAGGGATTGTGGATCATTTGTTTGATTATAACAAAATTTATCACCCCTCTCTTTTTACCATTGAAGACACAACAATGTCTAAGCCAATATTTCAAGCGCTTGTTTCAGAAATGAGACGAAGAAATGATTTTAGTGTAAAGTATGTTGCTGAGAAACCTGGTAACAGAATGAGTAAAAGAGATAGAATACAGGAAATACTTGCACAAAGATTTGCTATAAAAAGTATGTATCTTAGAAAAGAGCACTACGATTTACAGCATGAAATTTTTACATTCGGTCCTAGAATGGGACATGATGATACTATAGATGCTTTGGCTTATGCGTGTAAACATGCACATCCACCAAAGTCTCTAAATAAAAACAGAGAAGGTGTTTGGATAAAACATCGACCAGCTGCAAAAAGCTGGATAACAGCGTAAGGAGAAATTATGCCAAATGTAGGAGATTTTAAATTTCCTTATACAAAAGCTGGATATGAAGCAGCGCAAAGAACATCTAAAATGTTAGGCGTTCCTATGCAACAGCAAAACCAAGATATGGATTTATATTCTAGTGTTGGTAATAATTTAGATTTTGCTTTTGGACAAGGATTAGATAACAGAGGTGGTTCTAGAGACATGAAAACTCCAGGACTAAAACCTCCAAGTTTTAACACAGGCTCTACTACTAAACAGTCTATGCCTTTTGAAACAACACAAAATAAAATGATGGGATACTAATGAGTAAAAAAGTAGAGAGAGTACATAAAATATTTGAATTAGCAGATGGAGATAGTAGAGCACAATGGGAATATGTAAACCAAAAAGGTTACGACTTTTCTAATGACAATCAACTATCAGAAGAAGAAAGGGTTACATTAGAAGAACAGGGCATGCCTACATTTACTATTAACAGAATTATGCCTGTTGTAGAAATGTTAAATTTTTATGCTACAGCAAATGGTCCAAGATGGCAAGCTGTAGGTGTAGATGGTTCTGATACAGATGTGGCTGCAGTATTTTCAGATATAGCAGATTATATATGGAGTATTTCTGATGGTGCAACAATATTTGCTAATTGTATAAATGATTGCGTTACAAAGTCTATAGGTTATTTAATGGTAACAATAGACAGAGATGCAGATCAAGGTATGGGTGATGTTGTTATAAAACAGCCTGAGCCATTTGATATATTTGTAGATCCTAAAGCTAGAGACTTATTATTTAGAGATGCAGCATTTATGTTATGTAGAAAAATATTACCTAAAGAACATTTAAAGAAACTGTATCCAGATCAAATTAGAAAAATTAATTCTGCTTCGTCAGGCTTTGACGATGAAAATAATTTAAGTGAAAAATCTACTGGAGACTTTAAAAAAGATTTTGCATATAAAGATATAAATTCTAGTGAATCTGTTGATCCTAATACAGGTGAACATGATGAACTTTTAGAGTATTTTGAATTATATGAAAAAGTTAAAATGCCTTTTATAAACGTATTTATGCGTACGACTCCTAATGATGAAGTTTTAAAAGAAATGAAAAATTCTATAAACGATCAGCTTAAAAGTATGCAAGAAGAATTAAATGTAAAGTTTTTAGAACAAAAACAACAAATGGATATGGCTTTACAACAAGGCCAAATGCTTCCTGAAAGATACGAGTTAGAAATAAAAAAATTACAGGAAGATATTGAATTTCAAATTGAATCTGCTAGAGTAGAACTTGAAGGAAAAATGATGGCTGAAATAACAAAAGTAGAAAACGTTGTTGTTCCAGAAGAGCAGTTTAAAGAAATGATGAAAGAACCTACATTTGAAGAAATGTTAGTGGATTCAGTTAAGTTTTATAAAAATCAAATAAAGCTTACTTGTGTAGCAGGAGATAAAATGTTATACGAAAAAGAGTTTCCTGAAGGTATTACAGAATATCCTATTATTCCATTTCACTATAAATGGACAGGAACTCCATATCCTATTAGTGCAGTATCTCCATTAATTGGTAAGCAAAGAGAAATTAATAAAGCACATCAAATATTAGTTCATAACGCATCTTTAGGAAGTAGCTTAAGATGGTTACATGAAGAAGGAAGTATTGATGCAGATTATTGGGAAAAATATTCTAGTAGCCCTGGAGCATTGTTACCAATAAGACCTGGGTCAACAGCTCCAACTCCTGTTCAGCCTGCTCCTCTTAGTAGTGCATTTTATGATTTAATACAGATGGGTAAAAGTGATATGGAATATTTAGCAGGTATTTATTCTACAATGATGGGTGATTCAGGTTCTGCAAATGAAACATACAGAGGTATGTTAGCTATGGATGAATATGGAACAAGAAGAATAAAACAATGGATGCAAAATTGTTTAGACCCTGCATTAAAACACACAGGAGAAATTGTTAAACAGTTTACTCAAGCTGTCTATAGTTCACATAAAGTATTTAGAATAGTACAACCAAACGCATTACAAGAAGATAAGCAAGTAGAAATTAATATCCCTATGTATAATGATTTTGGTGAAGCTATTGGTAAAATGCATGACTATCAAACTGCTAAATTTGATGTTAGAATTATATCTGGATCAACATTGCCAGTTAATAGATGGGCATATTTGTCAGAGTTAAAAGAATTATTACAACTTGGAGTAGTAGATGATATAGCAGTATTATCAGAAACAGATATTAAGAATAAAGAAACTATTGCTCAAAGAAAATCTATGTATGCTCAAATGCAAAGTCAATTATCTTCTATGGAAGAAGCTATAAAAGATAAAGAAGGAACAATTGAGACATTACAAAGACAACTTGTTCAAGCAGGTATTAAAGGTAAAGTTCAAGATGCTGAGATGGAAATAACAAAACAAAAAGAACAATTAAAAACTGGTCTTAAAAAAGCCTACTTACAAACAGAGGCAGAACAAAAGTTAGCTTCAAGGATTATTAAAGAAGGCGCAACAAAAGCAACAAAAGCTTTATCAGATAAAACGCAATTAGAAAGTGAAAAAATTGCAATGAATGCAAATAATATAATAAAAGGGTTGCAAAGTAACGAAAAAGATTCTTAGATTTGCAACAAAATATTTCTTAAAATAAAGGAGAAAACAAATGAATGAAGAAAAAGAAGTAACTCAGGAAGTATTTTCTGACTCTTCGGACGATTTCTTTGCTCAACTTGAGAGTTCTGTAAATGGAACTGTCACAGAGGGAAGTAACCAGGAAGAAACAGTTCAAGAGGTAACCCAACAGGAAGAACCTGCTGGCTCCACAGACAACTGGGATAACGAAAGTAATCCTTACAAGAAAAGGTATAAAGATTCAAGTAGAGAAGCAGTCAAGTTAAATGATAAACTTCGTCAACTAGAACCATTTATGCCAGTACTTGAAGCGATGAAAACAGATAGCGGACTTGTTGATCATGTACGTAATTACTTACAAAATGGAGGTCAACCAACTCAGGATGTAAAACAATATCTGAATTTAGCAGAAGATTTTCAATACGACCCAACGGAAGCTATTGAAAACCCTGCATCAGATTCAGCTAAAGTTCTTGCAGCTCATGTTGATTCTGTAGTTCAAGAAAGAATAGGGCAAGTTTTGACACAAGAAAAACAAAACGCAGCTCAAGTTCAATCTAGGTTATTACAGAAAAAACAAGAAGAAGAGTTTAAAAATAAACATGGTATGACTGAAGAAGAGTTTAATAGCTTTAGAGAAAATGCTAAAGAAAGAAAACTCACATTAGATGATGTTTACTTTATCCTTAACAAAGATAAGGCAAGCAAAAATGTTGCTGACGCAACAAAAGCTGATATGCTTAATCAAATGAAAAATGTAAGAAACATGCCGACAAGCGCTAGTGATTCAAACAGTCAAGGTTCTGGTAAAAAAGGTGCATCCGATCAAATTTTTGATGGGCTGTTAAACCTTGATGGTAATGTAGATAACTTGTTCGGATAGATTGGGTAAGACCATCTACCGAACTTAATTTAGTCTGAACCGAAGGCATATTTAATATGCAGTTGAGGGAACGACAGAAATGGAGATGGTCCAATGGCAGACTTATTTAGTCTAGAGACATACAGCGATACGGTTAGTACGAATGGTGTATCTTCTGGTCCTCGTCACGGTACGGGATTAGACACTGGCGATCTTAGAAGAAAGTTTAACTTTGGTGATAGAGTTTCTGAGCTATCAATAGCTCAAGATCCTTTTTTTAGATTTCTTGCAAAAGCATCTAAAAAAGCTACTGATGATCCTTCTTTTAAATTCACAGAGAAAAGACCTTCGTGGCATAAACGTTACGCTTATGTAGCAAATCACGGTCAATCAGCTCCTGCATCAATAGATGGTAGTACTAAAACAGCTGCAATAGCTGCTGGTGATGTAAATGCTGGTGACATTTATTATTTTACAATGATTACTGATTACAAATCTGCAGGTAATTTGCAGAATGTATATGGTAATTCTAACAACGAAATCTCACCTGGAGATGCTGGCACACAGCCTGCTTTCTTCATTGAAGGTCAGATGATTAAAATACCTCACTCAACAAGTGCAAATACTGATTCTTGGGATGACTCAAGTGCAGCTGAAGCAACTGCACCTACTGATTATTTAATTGCAAAAGTTATGGAAGTTGATACTAATTCAGTGTCAAACGCTGCTAACTTAAAATGTAAAATAGTCAAAGGCACATCTAGCGCAACTGAGTTATTATCTTATGTAGCTCACAATAATGCTATAGATGCTGTAGATGTTTCAGGTTTTTCAATTGCAGATTATCTTGAAAGAAAAAGATGTTATGTAGTTGGTACAGCATTTGGTGAAGGTACTGGATACCCAGAAACATGGAAAGATCAGCCATACTCTACAGGCTATGGTCTTACTCAAATTTGGAAAACTTCTTGTGCTATGACAAATACGTCTAGAGCAACAATCTTGAAGTATGAGCCAAATGAGTGGGCTAGAGTTTGGAGAGAAAAGTTAATTGAGCACAAATATGATATTGAGCAATCTTTATTATTTGGTTCTCAATATACTGATAGTGATGGTGTTAACTACACTCAAGGTGCTGTTGACTTTATTACTCAGTATGGTAATGCTTTTAGTTTAGATACTGGCACTAAAACAGCTGATATGTTTTTAGATGATTTATCAAGTTATGTTGATCCTAGATACAATAGTAATCAAGCAACAATTTTCTTTGTTTCTACTCCTGTATATAATTGGATGCATAAACTAGGTGGATACTTTAAAAACAATGTTCACATATCTGATCAATTTAGAGCAGATTTCGCTATGACTGGCAAGAAAAAAGTGTTTGGTGTAGATATTACTACATTCGCAACACCTTATGGTGATATGAATGTGGCTAGAAACATCCACTTAGATAGCACACAAATCAAAATGATTGGTATCAATATGAAGCATTGTGCTTATCGCCCACTTGTTGGTAATGGTTTAAACAGAGATACTTCAGTCTACGTAGGGGTTCAAACATTAGAGAACTCAGGTGTCGATCGTAGAGTAGATATGATTCTAACTGAAGCTGGTATGCAATGGGAAATGCCCGAAGCGCATGCTATTTGGACATAAGGAGATAAGTTATGGCAAATCCAATGTATGGACAAAATAAAGCAGACGGTCTTGTTGATGGTGTTTCTAGACTAGTAAAAGTACCTATTAATAGTGGAGTTGCAATTACTGCGACAACTCATGCTGCTGGTGACCACGGTCTTGCGTGGAAAAATCCAGAAAATGAGGACATTATTGTTGAAGGTGTTTTTCTAGACGTTACAACAGCAGCTACAGGATCACCTACAATCGATTTAGGCGTTGCAGCAAACGGCACTACAGGCAGTGATAATCTGCTAGATGGTGTTGATGTAGGCTCAGCGGCTATAATGGCTACTTCTGGAGTTAATGGTGGTACAAATGGAAAAATGTATCAACCAATGACTTCTTCACAATGGATTACTGGAGATTTTAGTGCAAGCGCTGCTGGCTTAGTCGGCAACCTTTACATTAGATACTTCATTCCTAGTAAAGCTAGCTAGAAAGTAGATACAATAATAATAGTTCGGGCGCTCTCTATGGTGAGCTTCCCTCCCTGTAGGGAGCGTCTCGGACATTAAAGGAAAAATATGTCAAGAACTTTTGAAGAACAAATAGAAGGATTAACTGGACTAGATTTAACTAGTAATTCTACTCCTAATGCGACAGAAATAACTCAATTTATTCAAGATGGAGTTATTGATGTTATATCTAAAATTATGGAATACAAACCTGAAGAAGCATCTTTGTTTTCTAGAATAGATTATGATACTGGTAGTGGTCAAACAGTAAATAGTGGTCAAATAATAAATGTTACAAGAGAACATGATGATACTTCTATTTTAAGACCTGCTGATAGAATAGCTGCAAAAGATAGATATGATGCTCAAGATACTAAAAGTTTAAAGTATAGATCTAAATATAATCCTGCATATTACATGTTAGATAAAAAAGTATATGTATTACCAACAGCAGGAAGTTCAGGTAATAGAGGTGTAATTAATTTTATTGATTATGATATTGCAATTGATGAAGATGAAACAGGTACTAATTTGGAAAACTTTCCAAGCAAATATTATTATTTAGTTTCTTTGTATGCCGCTATTAAAACAGTTCAATCTAAAATATCTCATATAGCTGAAGAAGATGAAGATACTGAATTAGTAAATATATGGACAAATGTTTTAACAACATTAAAAAATGATTATATAGAAGCGTTTACTGTTATGAAAAAAGCAGCGCCTAAACAGCAAGGAGGACAAGCAAGTGAAGGTTAAAGAAATTATGGAAAGAGCAGGCATAACCGAAACAGGTAGAGCTATTGCTTATATAAAAGATGCTTTAGAAGAAATTAATATTGATGGAGAAGCTCAGGTTAAAACTGAAAGAATTAACATAGATCAGAATAAAAGGTTTTATACTTTCCCTTCTGATGTAGTAAAAGTATTACAAATAAGATGTAAAAATCACTTAAATAGTGAAAATGAATATAGAAAAATATCAAGACTTTTGCATGAACCTAAAATAGTTGATGCAGATGGAGAATAGGAGACAATATGGCGATAGCTAACGCAACAATGACTGTTACGATAACTGAATCAGTTTCGTTAAACGGTACAAATAGAGGAAACACAATAACTAAAACTATAAGTAATATTCATGATGTTATGGAAAGAATAATAACAGTTCCAACATCTGAAATCACTTTATATTCAACACATGCTAGCGCTGTAGCTGGTTCAACTTTTGATTTAGACTTTATTAAGTATGTCAGAATTACAAATAAAGATGCTAGTAATTATATAATATTGAGAGTTACAAATGCTGAATCTGATGAATTTGCATATAAATTAGCAGCAGGTGAATCATTTATTTTACATGGACATGCCGCTTCTACAGAAATGTCTGCAGCAGGTGGTGCTGGTGCTCCAGATCAAAATATTACAAGTGTTGAAGCACAAGCTAATTCAGGCGCGTGCGATGTTGAACTTATAGTTGCAAGTGTAAACTCATAATGGCTGAATCAGTCAGAGAATATGGTTACTTTATAAAAGGTAACAAATTAGCATTAGTTGAAAGAGATACCTCTTTTGATAATGATGTTAATTCTAAAGACTATGGTCCTGGATCAGATAGAGCGCAATGGAAGTCTCCCCTTGCAGATGTCGATAAAGGGCTAGAAATAGAGTACACATATTTAGATAATCAAATAGTAGATGAGGGTAGTGAAGTTCAATTACCAAGATATTTAGCTAGAGCAATAGTTTATTATTTAAAAGCAAGAATGTTTGAAGATGCTGGTAATAATAATATGAGAAAAGCTAATCTAAAAGAATTTCGTAAAATGATAGAGAAACAAGAAAGTGCAAAGATTTCTGGACCTAGAATGATAGCTCCAGGACCTTATGCAATTCGATAACAATAAATAAGCCCATTCACGCACAGCCAGTGCTTAGGGCAGGAGGTAAACATGGCAGCAGGAAATAAAGCATACACAGTACAAGAGTCAACTAATCCTTATTTTAAAGGTGTAGTTGGAACATCTTCAACAACCCCATCAAGAGCTCTAATTAATAATGGTTCTTCAGCATCAGTAAATATTACTTTTGCAGATGGAACAGTTGGAGCAGTATACATGGTTCAAGGTACTTTATACCCTATAGCAGCAACAGCATCTAGTGCTAGTGTTCTATATTTATATTAGGAGGTTAATATGGGATTAAAAGAAAGTATAAAAGAAAACGAAGGTTACGTAGGTATAGTTTATAAAGATAGTTTAGGTATAGATACTATTGGATATGGTTTTGCAATTAAAGATTTAGAATTAGATAAAGATATATGTGATTTAATTTTAGATCGTAAATTAAAAGAACTTGAAGATAGAGTAAAACTTAAATTTGGATGGTATCCATTTATGCCTAAAGCAATTCAAGATGTCGTAATGGAAATGTGTTACCAACTAGGTGTAACAGGATTTTCTAAGTTTGTAAAAACAATTACATACTTAAAAGACAAAGACTTTAAAAATGCATCAATTGAAATGCTTGATAGTAAATGGGCTAAACAAACGCCTAATAGAGCAAAGAAAATGAGTGAAATAGTAGGGAGTATAGCTTAAATGGACGTAGATAGCCTAAAATCAGCAGTTATTGGTTCAGGAGGGTTAAGTATCCAACACATGGAGTTCTTACCTGAATTGGTACGTCTAGGCGTTGGTTTGATTACTATAGTATATTTTACTTATAAAATAATGTTAATTAAAAAACAACTAAAGGAGTAGTTATGGATAAAGGTGTGGTTAAAAGAGTTATTGCAACCCCAGATAAACACTTTCCTCTTCATGACCAACCTGCAATTAACTGTCTCAAAAAGACGATAGAAATAGTTAAGCCAGATGCTTATGTAGATCTAGGCGATGTAGGGGAATGGGAAGCATTCAGTGCGTGGAAATTTAAAAGAAAAAAAGCGCCACCACTGGAGTATTTAATAAAAGACTTTGACAAGGATGTAAAAGATGTTAACAAGGGCATGGATCAAATCGATGAGTCACTCGATAAAGTTAATTGTAAAGAAAAGTATATTACTGAGGGTAATCATGACAATTGGCTTAATTTGGCAGTTGAGAAATATCCCTATATTCCTCAGTATAGATTTGCTTCTGCTGTTAAGCTTTCTGACCGTGGGTACAAATATATACCCTTCGGGAAACACCTTAAATTGGGAAAACTATACTTTTATCATGGCCATCAATATGGTGGTCAATATCATGCTGCTAACCATATTCGGAAACTTGGGTGCAATATAATGTACGGGCATTGGCACGATTTGCAACAGATGTCAATGACTCACATGGATGGACCGAAAAGTGCTTGGAGTATTGGATGTTTAAAAGATATGGGACCAAAGTCAAATGAGTGGTTGGATAATAGAAGAATTAATTGGGCTCATGCTTTTGCTATTGTTGATTTTTATAAGGGTGGCTTATTTACGGTACACATCATCCAAATAATTAATGGTAAAACATCGTTATGGGGAGAGTTAATAGAAGGGTAATGAATGGATATACTGACAATACTAGAAGAATTTGGAGTGCCCGTTGCGGTAGCAATGGCGTTCGGATTTTTTATTTGGAAACAGAACAGATTCATTCAACAGACTCTGATGACAGAACTAGACCAAGACTTCAAGAGGTTGGAAGGTATTATTATTAAATTAATAGACCAACAAAAATTAGTACAAATGGAACAAAAGAAGTTAAATGGTATATTCAAAGCACAGGTAGAAATCATTGCTAGATTATCAGGAAATGGTTTAAAAGATAAATTTTTAAGAATGATGGAAAAAGGTGGTATGACAGATGACTAAAATAGAAGATGCTATAATAAATTCTTTTAATAAAGAAAGTGGATCTTTATTTAAGGGTGATGTTTATGAAAAGTTAGATAAGCATGGAAATGTAAGGCTTTCTTGGGATTATTATTTAAATGATCAAGGTAAAAAAGTTAAACATGGAAAACAAACTAACTTTTATAAAGATGGATCTGTTCAATTTTCAGGTGAATGGAAAGATGGTAAAAAGGTTGGAAAATGGAATAAATACCGAGAAGACGGAACGATTGAAGAGTCTTGGAGTTATAATAGTGAAGGAAAAACAATAGATAAAGTTATTTATGATGATAAAGGCGCTCCAAGAAATTTAGATAAAGAACGTATGGATAGTGAATGGTCTAGAAGAACAAATTATTTTAATGATGGTTTGACAGGGTCTAGAATAGATTTACATAGATTTAGTGATAATGATTTAAATAAAAATTATCAAAACCATTTAAGAACAATCGCACAAATAAAATCAGGCCAATCAACTCTTTCAAGTGCATCTATACCATATTTTGAAAGTTTAGCAAATGCATTTCAAGGTGAAATTCAAATTAGAAAAGATGCTGGAAGATGGAGGAAGTAAATTGAACGAAACTAAAAAAGTAAAAATAGAAACTCCAATAGGATCTATTGAAAGTGATAGTGGAAATCATTTTGTTGATATAGCAAGTGTAATGCTTATTATTATGTGTGTTGTTATGTTTAAGAAAGTGATGAAATTATGATAGTTTCTAAAATGATAGTAAATGCAGTAGCTAGCAGATTAGTAAAGCATTTTAAATTAGATAAAATAATGTCTTATGTTTTTGATGATAATGAGTTAGATTTAAAGGTCAAAAAATTAGAAAATAGAGTTGAGTTTTTAGAAAAGCTTGCTGATCATTTAGATCTGCATTCACGAATAGAAAAGTTAGAAAAGGAGAAATAATGCCTAAAGTTGGTGGTAAAAAATTTTCGTATACTAAAGCAGGCAAAACTGCTGCTAAAAAGTATGCTAAAAGAACAGGTAAAAAAATGACTAAAACTAAAACAAGAAAGGGCTACTAATGGATTTAAAAGAAATGGTAGTTAATTATATCTTTAATGATGAAATGAAAGAAAAGATTATCAAAGAATTAAATGATAATGTTGATATACCTTTTATTTCTGAAAAAACAGAAGAAAAAATATTAGACGCTGTATATGATTCTGTTGAAGAAGTAATTAAAAAGGCTATTTTAAAATAATGCCTAAAGCAACTAAAAATATACCTGCTTTTGCAGGAGGGGAGATTTCTAAATATAACCCCAGAGATATACCTGATGAAGCCTTATCAAAAGCACAAGATGTCATGATGGACAAACTTGGTATGGTAAGGCTTATGGGTAGAAATGAAGTAACTTTAGTAGATTCAGATTTAGAAGCTATAGAAGCTAATGTAACTCCTGGTTATGGATTGTACACTTTTAAAGCGGATAAACATATAAGATTAAGTGGTGAAATTTACAAAAGTGAAACATATACTTTTAATAGTATTGCTTATACTAGATTATATATAACTGATGGGCATAAATTTGTTACTGGCTCTAGTGGATCAGGCGCTAATATATATGTATATGGTAGCACAACAACTACAGCAGCAAAAGATACTGCTTTTATAAAAAGACATAAAATATTAACAGTAATATCTGAAACTAGCTTTGTAATTGATTTGCCTTGGACTCAATTAAATGAAGATGTAGGTAGTGGATTTAAATATGTATGGAATCCAGGTTGGGGAGAAAGGCCTTATTATAATATTAATGGAGAATATTGTAATGAAGCTGATGCTGATAGTGGAGATTCAAGTAATAGAGTTTATTCTGGAGGTTCTGCTGTAGATAATCCTGTTAATGGTCAACCTGTAGATGGTGACTTTATATATATTGCTGTTCAAGACCAAAATGCAATAAATTTATATCATTATACTTATAAAGTTCTTATTAAACATGTTGCAGTTTTAACAAATGATGGAAGTGAAAATATTAATTATTTTAATGTAAAACCAAATATGGTTTATGTAAATAATGCTTTAAGATTATCTGATGGTCAAATGCAAAATTCAAATAATAGTAAAGTAAAATGGTTTGGTTATACTGCTCCTAAAGATATATTTGTTTATCATGATCATTTTTTAGGATCTAAACCTTTGTCTGATGTGTATGCAAATGCAAAAACTTCAGGAGATTGGAATGTTTATAATGGCGATAAAGATAATTTGCCTGGAATAAGTGGAACTTCTGATAAAGGATATGTTGAATCTTATTTACAAAAACCTAAAGATTTAAAACTTAATGGAGTAGATGCTACATTTACTGACTATTCAGGTTTACAATTTCAAGTTAGTCAATATAAAACTAGAGATGCTTCTAAAACAGACGCATATGGAGGAGTAAGTTCTTTATGTAATGGTACAGGTGATCCTGGCGATAGTAGTTCGATTCCAATTAATCCTAACAACGATAGAGATAACGGAATAGAATTAAATGAACAAACAAATCCAAATGCTAATAGAAAATGTTTCCCTAGTTATCCTAGACAATTACATATGATAGTTAGTGGTGATAATAGATTAGCAGGTGATTGGCAAGGTGATGAAGAGCATGCTAAATTAAAGTTTGGTATGGCTTGGGTTTATGGAACTAAAACTCAATATCAAGAATCTAAAATATTTAAAAATGAATTAGTAACCATAGAATCAACTAATAGTCCACAAAATACAGCTGGTGCTGACGCTCCTTCTTTTACATCTAACATGACATTTAGAATGGAGTTTTTTGTTAAAAGTAGAACTAATGATGATTTTAATCCTTGGATTGAAGCTGTTAAATATCCTAGTACAGCTACTGTTGATGATTGGGGAGATCCAAGATTAATAGGCGCATCTATATATATTACTGCAGATGCAGATGGCGACATAGATGATCCTTTGTGGCTTGGTACAGTATATTTTGATAAAGATGAAGGGTTTATAGATAGTTACGGAAATAAATTTGCATGGGGAGCATCATTTCACGATAATAGTAATTATTGCTATATTGGAACAAATGGTTATTATGGAAGTGATTTATGGAATGGTGACCCTGATCATATTGAAAACGATTATACTGACCCTGTTGCAGATAATGATGAGTTAGCTATTGGTTGCGCAATTAGAAGAGTCCCTACATTAACATATAAATTAAGAAACTTTGGTTTGGAGCCTTATGATGCTGACCAAGGCCAACAAGCTAGATGGAAAACTTCTGTATTTGCTCAAAATAGATTATTTGTAGGAAATGTACAGTTTTTAGATGGTAAACAAAAAGATGTAAAATATCCTGATAGAATGCTTATAAGTCCAGAAGTTAAGTATGATTCTTTCCCTCATGATTCTTATATTGATGTTCAAACTAATGATGGAGATCAAATTGTTAAATTAGAATATTATAAAGGTAAGCTATTACAATTTAAAAGAAATATATTATATATAATTGATATAAGTGGTGAGTTTTATTTTAATGAGGCTACACACCATTATATTGGAATTAAAAATCCTTGGTCTTCTACAGTTACTCCTGGAGGTGTAGCTTGGGTAAATAATAATGGCCTTTTTATTTATGAAGGTTCTAAGATTGTTAATTTAATAGATAAGAAAATAAGTGATGATGATTGGTTTAATTTTTGTGGAGGTTCAGAGTCAACTACATCACCTATGATTACATATATTCCTAAAGAAAAACAAATTTTGATTGGTAAATCACCTAATGTTATAGCAGGAGACGGTTCTTCTGGTGATGTATATATATATGATGTAGAAACAGAATCTTTTACATCTGGGCTACAAAGATTAAGTTCTAGTAATGCAAAAAGTAACTTTACAATAGGTTTTAATGATAAAACTTTATATGGAGTTACTGGATCAGCTTATGATGAATTTCCTTCTGCAACTGCAACAACATTAGGAGTTTTCCCTACTTATGCAACAGGTTCTTTTGAAATGGGTGGTGGTTCTACAACAAATAGTGTAACATTTCAATATTATAAAGGAGATTCTTCTTGGACTAACGCAAGCGCAACGTTTTCTATGGCGTCTGATTGGAGTAGCACTAATGAAGGGGCTCAAAATGCAATAGAAATTTTAAAAAGAAAAATAGGGCATAGCGCAGAAACTGCTGTTGGAGATTTGTATATTAATCATATAGAAGGTGGAATTGGTGTTATATATGCAGAATTAATTTCTAAAACTGCAGGATCAGCTTATAATACAGGTAATGGAGATGAGACTTCAACAGGTTATAATTCATTTAAACTTACAGGATCAGGAACTGATTGGACAACAACAGCTGATAATTCAGGGACAAATCCTGATGTTGGAACTACAAATGGTATTACAGGATGGGTAACTCACAGTCATATGAGCGGAGGATCTGATGGTACTGCAAGAGTTGTTACTGTAAATATAGATAGAGGAGGCTCTACTCAAACAGGTGTAACTTACAAAATGAATTTAGTTGTATATGATTATCATACAGACCCTTCAGAACAGCAGATTAAATATGATTTAGATTTAACATATACTACTGTAGAAGGAGATAATAGTGATAATAATTTAGCTGTTAGTATAGCTAATGCTTTGCAAAATACAATAAATGATATAAGCAATAATAATGATAATAATGATGATTTAGAAGCATTAAACCATGTAAATATTGGTACTCCAAGCAGTGGTGAGTTTACTATTACATCTAATGATACAAATTATAAATTTGATTTTTCTATTTCTTTAGACGGACAAATAACATTAGAACAATTTAACTCTACTTCTAAAAGTTCAAGAAATATGTTAATGCACACTAAAGAATATGATTTTGCTGAACCTAATGTTAGAAAGAAAATATACAAATTATATTTAACATATAAATCTAATGATACTACTGCAAATAGTTCTAGTTTGTCAGGGGTAAGAGTTTATTATGCTATGAATGGAAGTTCTACATTTCACCCTATGAAAACAAAAGGTAGCTCTGATGCTGCTGGAACTGCTAGTAACATACCTTCATCAGCAGAGTTTTCTCAAATTGAGTTAATACCTAATCCTGCATCAAATGATAATAAGCCTAACAAAGTTTATTCCATAAAGTTTAAAATATGCAGTGAACAAACTTCTGGAGGAAAAACTTCTAATGTTGATGGATTTGAATTAAATGACATGTCTATTATTTATAGATTAAAATCAATAAAATAATGTCTGATCTGCTCAACAAGATTACCAAGCTTAAAAACGAAAAGGCTAAGAAACCTACATACAAAAGAGGTTATCCATCTGCTACTGAAGGAGATAATGGTGATATATCATTTAGGGCAACAGAAAACGGTTTAGCTTTATATGCTAAAATTAACAACGAATGGTTTAAATTTGGTGATGGTCTTAGAGTAGGTAGATTTGGAGAGGGAAGAAAATATACAAATTCAGGTAAATGGGGAAAAGATCTAGTTGGTGACAACCTAACTATAGGTAATAAGAAAACTAAGCTAGATAAGACTAGTTTAAAAACAACATTAGAGCTAGAAAATGTAACTAATGAATCTAAAGCTACTATGTTTACTAATCCTACATTTACTGGTACAAATAAATATAATAATAGCGCAGATAATATTCATAAGTTTTTTACTGCAGATTCTGATGAAAATACATTACTAGATATAGTTACAGCTTTAAAATCTCCTATAATAAGATTTATGTCTGGTGATATACCTCGTTGGAAAATAGGTTTTGACACAGACGATACTGTTAATAAATTTAAAATAGATAACGGAACAGGAACTACACTAGCTGATCCTAGCGAATTTGAATTAGATAATAGTGGTAATTTAGTTTTATCTGGAACTTTAACATCAAGTAATGGTGTATGTAGTGGTACAGGGGCAATAGATACAGGAAGCTCTAATATAACTACTACAGGAACAATATCTTTTGGAAGCTTAACAGATTCAGGTGAAAGTATAACTATTACTAAATTTGTAGATGAAGCAGATACTATTGTAGCTAATGATAATGATACGACAATTCCTACTTCAGCTGCAGTAAAAGCTTACACAGATACTGCTACTGCTGCTCTTGTAGACTCTGCTCCCGCTGCATTAAACACACTTAACGAACTTGCTGCTGCACTTAATGACGATGCTAACTTTGCTACTACAGTTACTAACAGTTTAGCAACTAAACTACCATTAGCAGGCGGTACTATGACAGGTGATTTAATAATTGCTGCTGACAATAAAATTAAAAGTGATACAGATGCTACTTGGAATTTTATAGAATTTGATGATGATTCAGGAAGTCCTGAAAATCAAACATTAATAAGTAGTAAAACAAATACTAGTGTAATAGTAGATGGTAATAATAATGGAACAGGTCAATTTGAAGTATTAAAAGGTGGAACAGATTCTACTGCTACTGAATTATTTAGAATAGAAAATGATGGTGATGCAATATTTACAGGGGATGTATATTTATCAGGTGAGAAAAAAATACAGTTTGATAGTGCAGATACTTCAATATATACTAACTCTGATAACCCTGAAGATTTATATATAGAATCAGATGAAGACATTTATATAAGACCTGATGATAATTTAGTTATAGCTGGTGGCACTACTAATTATGTTACATTTGATGGTACTAATCAAAGGGTAGGTATAGGTACTACAAGTCCAGGTCAAGGATTACACGTTGTTGATACAGGTGCAATAATTTCTGAATTTGAATCTAGTGATAATACAACAGCAATGATTCATATAGAAAATTCTGCAGGTGAAGATGGTTATGTAGGTGTAACAAATGATGGTTTAGTATTTTCAGGACAAGATTATAATTCTAACAATATGATTGTTGATACAAGTGGTAATGTAGGCATAGGCACAACAAGTCCTGATGCTAATTTACAAATACATTCTACAAGTGGTACAAAATTATGGCTTACTGCAGGTGGTAGTAATCCTGCAGATGCTGCAAGTTTAAGATTTGCAGAATCAGAAAATGGTAATAATTATATACAACTTAGTTATGATGGTGATGCTAATGAATTATCAGTAGATAGTAATAATCAAAATGATATGACTGTATGGAATAGGGCTAATAACAGAGTAACTCATAGTGCATCAACTAGATTTTACAGAGCGTGGCCTCAAGTTAGATTTAGTGACGATAGTGGTACTGACTATGTAGATGGAGGATTGTCAGGCAACACTTTTCTTTTAAAAACATCTGACCATGATATAAACTATCAATGGCAAAATAATAATGCTGATATATTAATGTCTATTGATTCTCAAGAAAAAACAGTTACAATAGGCGAAGGTAATCAATCTACGTATGCTTTAAAAATAGGCAATGGTGGTAGAATGAATATGCCTCTCAAGGGTTTAGAGTTTGAACATAATCATGGATATTGGAATGCTCTTGGGGAATTTGGTCTTACTCATTATTTAACTGCTACACAAAATGATTTGATTAGACATAGAACACCATTAACATTAGAAAGATGGAATGGTAGTGCTTATGTAGATGCTATATCAGGAACAACAAGTGATAATAATCCTACTAATAATTTACAAGGACTTAAAAATATATTAGATGGTTCAAGAACTACAGCTTGGCAAATAGATGATGAGTGGAGAAAATTTAGGTTTGTTATAACAAGACAACAGTCTTGGGCAGAAGAAAATCTTATATATTTAGATTTAGGTTGGTCTAGTACTAATTTTAATAGTGGTAGTTCTGCAAGTGGTTCTATGTGTCCTACTTTAACAATAGAGCAATTACATTTAGAATCAGGCGAAACTTGGGATGCAAGTGATGATTCTAATAACGATTGGACTACTAATGCTACTATAACATCAGATTGGCATAGTACAGGAATAGCAAGTCAATATGGAACTTTTTTTATATTTAATAATTCAACACACCATTCTGAAGTGCATGTTAGAATAACAGTAGAATTTCCTGCTTGGGATGCTTCTGCAGGTGGAAACACAAGGTTGAATTTAAGAAATGTAGGTATGTTATCACAATCTGCTTCTGCTAGAAATACTGAAGTATGGACTACTAACTGGGATAGAGATGCAACAGGATATGGACATGTTAAAATACCTGATGCACATAGTTATTATATAAACAATGTTGCTGTATTAGGATCTACTACATTAGGTAGTGGCGTAGTTAATTCATCACTTACAAGTGTAGGAACATTAACAAGCTTAACATCAAGCGGAGTTGTTAATATAAATGGAACTTCAGGTAGTAGGTTAAACATAACCAATACAGGTGATACTGCTTTGTTAACAATAGAGTCTCAAGGTTCAGGCGCTTCAGGAAGAAGTAATATTAAATTTAACACTAATGGCGGTGACTGGGAATTAGGAGCAAGAAATAGTAATGGTAGTCCTGATAATTCATTTTATATATATGAGAACGGTAGCACTGCATACAGACTTGTAATAGAAGAAGGTGGTCATGTTGGTATAGGTACTACAAACCCTAATCAAAAATTAGATGTTGCTGGAAGTATTCAAACAAGTGCAAATTTATTTTTTAATGGTGCAGGTACACATTATTTAAAACATAATGGAGGTACTGCATCAAGTGATAATTTTACTTTTAGATTTAGTGATAATGAAGATGTATTAGCAATAAGAGGTGATGGTAGAGTAGGTATTAATGATATTGCTCCAAGTGAAGCATTAGATGTAAGTGGTAATATAGCAGTAACAGGAACAGTAGATGGTGTAGATATAGCAGCAAGAGATGCAGTATTAACTAGTACAACAACTACTGCAAATGCAGCGCTACCAAAAGCAGGTGGTACTATGACAGGTGATATTACTTTTGATACTGCTGATAGCAAGATAATTGCAAAACAAGATTTTATAATAAAGTTAGATAAAGATACTGAAGGTACTCATGATTTAATACTACAAAAAAGTAATGGGAGTGATGTATTTAAAATAAATGAACTTGGTGAAGTAAATTTAGGTAAATGGAAAGGAACTGCTGTTGATGCTACATATGTTGGAGATTTACCTACATCTAAAATAACATCAGGAACATTTGATAATGCAAGGATAGCTTCAAGCAATGTTACACAACATCAAGGAGATATTACAGGAACAGGTGCATTAGATAGTGGTAGTATTACAAGTGGGTTTGGTAATATAAATAATGGTAGTTCTACTATAACGACTACTGGAGCAATTACAGGTGGAGATATTACAGCTAATGGAGATTTTTATGGAAGAAGTGTAGACGGTGAGTACTCTAGACTATACAGAATAGGCGGTGTATATTTTACATGGGATTCTGATAGCTATGGAAATAATTTTCAGCATTCTATTACATCATATGAAAATAGCGGTTTTAGTGATGGATTGTTAATGAATAGTTTTGGCGATATAAGAATAAATATTGATTCTAATAATAATAATAGTGCTAGCACTTTTGAAATAGGGCATAATACTGATGATACATCTTCCAATACTTTATTTACTTTAACTGAAGCTGGAGTTGCTACATTTAGTGGTGAAGTTGAAGCTGCCTCTTTAGACATAAGTGGAGATGCAGATATAGATGGAAATTTAGAAGTAAATGGTTTAATTAAAATAGCTCATGGTGGTCCTCAATTAATATTTGTAGATACAACAGATGATGATGATCATAAAATTCAATTTTGGGACGAAAGTAACAATACTGTTCATATAATTAGAACATCAGATAATACTGGTGGTGGTTTAGGCGACAGTTTATGTATAGGTTCAGTAGAAAATAAGCCTTTACAGTTTATAACACAAAATACTACAAGATTGGTAATAGATGGTAGTGGTATTGCTACGTTTAGCGGTGAAGTAGAGGCCGCATCTTTAGATATATCAGGTGATGCAGATATAGATGGAACTTTAGAAGCAGATGCTATAACTGTTAATGGTAGCACTTTAGCAAGTGTTATTGAAGGAACAACTGTAACAAATGCTACTAATGCAACTCATGTTAGTGTTGCGGATAATGAAAATACTAATGAAAATAATTTAATACCTTTTATAGAAAATCAATCTGCTACAGGTAATGTTGGGCTAGAGTCAGATGGTGATCTTTATTACAATCCTTCTAGTGGAGCTATTCATGCTAGTGAAGTAGTTGTTAGTAATGTAGATGCTGTTGATGGTGATTTTGATGGAACATTAGAAGCAGACGCAATAACAATTGGAGGAGTTACTTTATCAGAATATATATCAGATACTGTAGGCGCTATGTTTAGTGGTAATACAGAAACTAGAATATCTGCAACTTATGATGATTCTGATAATACTATAGATTTGGTAGTAGATGATATGACTGCACCATCAACCGTAACTGTAACTGCAAATAGTTCTGAAGATGCTACCCATTTTATAGCTTATGCTGATGGTGTTGCTGGAGCTAGAGAAGTAAATGTTGATGCAGGTTTCACTTACAATCCATCTTCAGGTTTATTATCAACTGCTGCTGTAACAACTACAGGAGATATAACTGTAGGTGATGATTTATTTGTAGTTGGAAATAATATAAAATTTAATACTGTAGGATCATCATATATTGAAGTAGCAGATGCATCTGGAACAAATGCTGGAGGTGCAGATTTATATATTGAGGCAGGAGCAAGTACTGGAAGTGGTAATGGTGGTGAAATAATCTTTAGAGTTACAGATGGAGGAAGTTCAGGTAGTAGTGTCAATTCTCATGCTACTGCAGTTACTATTCATGATGATAAAACTCTTGAATGTGCTGGTTCTTTAAGTTGTGCAGAAGTAACGGTAGGCGCACCAATATGGGTAGAATATCCTTTTGTAGTAACAAATGGGGTAACAGCTAGACCATATTACAGAGATGTAGATGATTTGTATGGAGACTTTAGAAAATGGGATGATTACGATTCAAGTCCTACTTCTATAAGTAGAGGAGATGTAGCAGGGCATTATGTTGTTCCTGATAACTGTACATTAAAACATATGAGAGCAGTAGTTACAAATACTACATCAGATACAGATATTATTATAGCAATATACCATGGTACTCCAAATCTTGATAGTAGTGGAGCAACAACTTTAGCATTAGCAGGTTCTGAAGAAACAGTAGTTATAGGGACAGCAAGTTATAATTACTCAGGGTTTGATGATGGAGCAGGAGGTACAAATGCATACGTAGATTTTGATGTAGACTTAGATGCAGGAGATATTATAGTACCTATGGTAGAACATAATGGAGTTGCAAATCAAACATTTAGAGGTAACATAACATTAAAATTATTAACAAGATAAAAGATTACGAAATTAACTATTGTTTTTTAAAAAACCATTTAATAAATTAACTTGAATAATAGGAGGTAGATATGGCTACTTTAGCATCAGCTTTGCTTGCAAGAGACATGAGTGTTGAGCAAGCACAAGAACAACAAGCATTAAATGATTACTATAGAAGAATTAGTGAAAATTCTTGGATGGACGCTTTATTAGGTTTTGGAGGTAAAGCTTTAGGAACTATGATAGGAGGTCCTGCAGGAGGATTTTTATTAGGTCAGTTAGGTAAATATGGATCAAGAGCTGCAAGAGGCGGTTTTGAAGGCCCACCAGAACTTTCAGGTGGTAAGTTTTATAGACAGGATATGAAAAATACTTTAACTGATATAAAAAACCAACAATCTCTTTTTAATGCTAGTATGTTAATGGATATGGGAGCTGATGCCCTAACTGCATTTAATACTGCTGGTGGTATTCAAGGTGTGAGAGATGAAGGTTGGGGGACGTTAATGACTAGAGGAACAGGTCCTGGCGCTAAAGCTGGATGGTTAGGCACTACAAAAAGAGCAGGTGGTAGCGGTATTGGATTTGGTGGATGGAAAGGTATGCAATTAGACCCAACACAATTTGAATCTAAAGCAGGAGATGTTCCAGAAAACTTAACTGCAGGTGATGTGTATGAAAGAGATCCTTATAAATATAGACAGATGAAAATAGATTTAAAAGATAAACAAGGTAAGATTACAGGGGCAAAGTTTACTCCTCCTGGAGTAAAAACTGTAGCAGGCCCTAGAAAAGCTGCTTTTTGGCAGTATCAAATGGGATTAGTTCCTGAAACATCTGATTATACTAGAATTGCTCAAAATCAGATGAGTGTTGATGATATATTAAAGCAATTTTATAATCAATCAGTTTATAGTACAGGAACTTCTAAATAATGCCAAGTATATGGGATACATCATTACCTGATGCAGATGCAGATGTATATGCAAATGCAGTTACTGAACAAGATTGGAAAGATTTATTAATAGATTTTTTTCCTGAAGATGGTTCTTCAATTAGTTGGGGAGATTTTTGGAATATTCATGGAACAACATTTGAAGACCAATTTAATTACGAAAATCAATATGGAGCTAATGAGTCTTTAGCTAGAAGAAGTTATACAAAAGGACTAGAGTCTTATCAAAACCAAATGTATGGACAGATAAAAGACACTACAAGAAAAAGAAGCAGAATGGGTTTTGCAGGTTCAGGTATGGGATTAGGATTACAAAAACAAAGTTCTAGTTTGTGGGACGATTATCAAACAGGACTTACTCAAAGAAAGAATGATTTAAATACACAAATGTTAGGTTATAAAGAGAAATTTAAAAGTGATGTTTTAGGTTATATAACTGATTTATCAACAGGTGGATCTTTTGATCCTGTATAAGGAAGGATATTAATGGCAAGAACAGACGGGCCTTTAATAGGTGATATAAATAGAGCTAAATTTGATCCAGGTGATTTTCAATTATCAAATACGCCTGGAGGATTTTTTAATTGGCTTTCAGATTATCGTACAGATGATGGTACATTAATAGATACTGGAGTGCCAGGATCTTCTGCTTGGGGTGAACTTTATGGAGAAGAAGGTTTTCATGATGATATAAGCCCAAATACTCCTGTTGTTGATTTTGGTGAATTTGGATACGATCAGTATCAAGTTCAAGATATTTTAGATAATCCTGCTTTTAGCGTATTTTACAATTCTTTTTTTGAACCAGGCACTTGGAATGCAAATCCTGCTGAATGGTGGAAAGATTATGGCGCTTATTTAACTCCTTATGATAATGTTCAAGAAATTATGACAAAAAGAAAAAGTGGTTTAGAAAAAGAGTCTTTAAGAAGAGAAGCTTTAGATACAATAGATAAAATGGGGGGATTTCAAGGTAAAAGGGGATTTGCTGGTGATAGTGGAATGATAGAGGCTCAAAAATCAATTATGGAAGATGCAATAAGAAAAAATGAAATGCAAACTTTAGGGGTTAATCAATCATTGTGGAATATAAAAGATAATTATATGTCTAATTTATACAGTGAATTTGCTAATCTTTCTCAAGTTGGCGCTTTTGAAGGAATGGGAGATTAATGGCAAGAAATTATATACCAGATAACTTATATGGAAATATGTTTGTAACTGCATTACAAAGATTAGATGACATTGCATCTCAAACTATAATAGCTGAATCACAAAGAAAAAGTCAAGCAGAGAGAGATTATAGAGCAACTATGTCTAATGTTATGATGAAAAATGCCCCTCAATTAAATTGGTCTGCTTTTGGTAATATGGTTGAAAATCAAAGCTCTTTTCAAGCTGGTGCAAGAGCATATGAAGATTGGCTTGCTACAAGTAAAAATGCAGAACAGTTTACACCTGATGGCTCATTATTGTCAGGTAATGCTGCTGAAAGATTAACTCCAGGTGTTGGCGGTGATCCAGTAGATGTAAGTGTATTAGGAGTTACAAGAGATGATGTAAATATTGTAAATCAATGGATTACAGGAGAAGGTGACCAAGCAAGATCAATGGGATGGGAAGGTTTAGTTAATCAAGATGAAATTGACGATGCAGATATGTACGAGCTTACAGATATGGGTCTTGTTAGAGATGGTGAAACTTGGGAGCAGGTAAAGCCTAAACTTGTAAAAAGATGGCAATGGTGGCAATCTTCTTATGAAAGAAATAACGAATCCTTTAAAGGTGATAATGCTTACGCTGAATTAGAAAGAAAAGAAATAGAATCTCGTAATGTTGCTATGAATACTTTAAGAACAGAAGATAGAGATTACGCTTTAAATGAGCAAGTATTACAAAATCTTAATGAAAATATTCAAGCATCTGTTTTACAAACTATTCAAATGACTATAGATGATGGAGATCAAAAATCAAAAGTTCCTGTAGATATGTATACAGGTATTATATTGCCTGCTGGAGCTCTTTATTATAATGAGGAAAGTGAAGAAATAGAGCAAATAGAACAAACTATGCCTATGGATTTAAGTGTATCCGCTTTAAATCAAACTATATTAGCTAATCAGCAAGCAGGAACTCCTCTTTCTGGAGAGATTGCTACAGCATTAGCGGCTATGCAAGAAGCTACATCTATCATAACTATGGAAGATTTAATGGCTATGGGTACAACTGATAGGTTTGGTATTAATAAATTGCAAGAAATTGCAAAAGTTTCTCCTGCAATGAGCAGAGCTATACAACAATTACTTCAAAGACAAATTTCTAATAAAATGAAAGAAGAGCAATATGGTGTTACTTCATTTAGAAGCGTTAATGATTTAAGAGCGGATAGTAGAGAAGCAGTATTAGCAATGGATGCTATACAAACACTAAATGTAGATATAGGCGCAAATGGAGATAATCAATTTCCAGGAATGATTCAAGCTTTTGCAAATGACATGACTCAAGGAACAAATAATTCTGTTCTTATGATTCAAGATTATTTATATGGGTCAGGTGATCCTTCTTCTCCAGGGCTTATTTATAGAGCAGAACAAATGGGTGATGCTCACTCTAAATGGATAGTTGAATATCTTACTTCTTTATCTCCAAACGGTAATTTAGAAGAAGGTTTAATAAATCATATGGCAACATTTGGACAATAATGGCTAGATTTAAATTTAATAAAGATCAAGTAAATCAATTTAAACAAAATTTTGAGTCTATGAAATCTGTAATAGATACTAGCTTAGCTGTTAGTGTTAATCCTCAGACAGCAGAAATGATTTCTGATAGCTTTAATGATAATATTAGTATAGATGCTGCTAAAACAGTTATGAAAGAATGGGATTCTATTCAAGAAGTTATCAGTAATGATCCAAGTTTAACAAAGTTTTATGCAGATTTAAATAGTTTAAGTACAGATTTAATAAGAAGTGAAAATGAATTAGCTAATTTTGAAGTATCGCATGAAGGTTTAATTCAGCACGGATTTGATTCTAAAGTAAAAATATCAGATATTAATAAAAAGAAAAATCAATATACTTTAAATGCTAAAAATACTAGAAATCAAGCAAAAGTTAAATTTGACATTATATTTGATAGTTTAGTTAACTCTGGTCGTGAAGCAGAAGCTCAAAAATTTATGTTAATGTATGATATGTTTGGAGATGCCAATCAAAATGAAAGAATACAATTTGATAATGATACATGGTCAGGATGGATAGGAAATATATTAAACCCTTATAATAAAGATACAGTAATGTGGGGAGATAGTCAAACTTTAGATATAATCGGCCCTTCTTTTAATGAGAGTTTAGGCGAATGGGAATATAAAGATACTTTTAAAAACGTGCCTATAGGAGTTAATGCAGATACTCCAATAACTAGAAGTTATTTTGATGATGTTGTAAACTCTTTAGATGATTCAACAAGAGAACTTTTCTTTGCTTTTGGTTCAGATTTAAACCTATTACAAAATACAACAGAACAATTTAATCATTTAAATTCAATAATGGATGATCGTAAATCTCCAGTAATAGGTTATATGAGTATGCCTACAGAACAAATGATTGAAGGTGGTGTTTCTCAAAGAGAAAAGTATAAAGAGGTTGAGTCTAAAAGAAATGATATAAAATCTAGAATAGTTCAAACTCAAAATTTAGCAAAAAATTATATAGAAAATATGTCAGATGTAGAAATAGGCAAAGATATGATTAGTTTAGGTCTTATATATACGTTTGATGAACTTATGGTTGAAATGGACAAAGCTTACGATTTAACTAAACAAGAGTTTATGGATAAAGGATTTAATCCTAAAATGGTAGAGATGTGGTATAATAACATAAAGTCTGGAAAAATAAATAACAATTAATGGAACAATATCAAGATTTATTAAATTTATTAGGAAATAGCCCTAATAACAATGTCAATAATACAGGTAATCCTGATTATTCAGGATACTTACAGTCTCAAGGTTTTAACAATTTTGAAAGCATGGTTAAAGAAGGCCAAAGCGGAATGGACAATCTTGTCGATTTTGTTGGTGGTACTTTATGGGGATTAGCAGATACCGCTACTTTTGGTATTGCTGATTATTTAGACCTTGATCAATTAGTTATGGGTGGTGAAGCAGAAGATGTATTTGCAGACCCAACTTATAGCCAAGCTGAAAGACAGGCATTTGGCACAGGTCTTCCTACTACTGCTGCTCAATATGGTCAAACTATTGGTAATATTGCTGCATTTATGCTTCCTGGTCAATATCCTAAAATACCTGGTGTAAAAACTAGAATACCTATTGCTCCTCAAGCAATTACAGGTCAATTCGTTTCACAACCTGTAGCAAGAGCTACTGCTAAAGTTCTTCCTGAATCTTGGTTTAAAGGCAAAGTTGGAGTTAAAGGTATAACTCCTGTTAAACAAAAGTTAAAAGAGACTGAAATAGCTAAAAAAGCAGGCTTAGAAGGTAATATACAGGCTGCAAACTTTAATGCTCAGTTAAGTAAAGGTTTATGGCAAAAAGTTCAAAGAGCAAAAGTTGATCCAGCAATATCAAATCCTGCAAATTTTGTTAAAGGTTCTAGAGAATATATAGAAGAAGCGGTAAAACAAAAGGTAAATCAAGGAATATTAACTCGTACTCAAGGTGATGATTTAATAAGATTATGGACTCAATATTATAATAAAAGACCTATACAAGATTTTATAGACGTATTTTCTACTAGGTATCCTGGTCCTACAGGTAAAGGTTTAGGTTCTATATTACACGAAGCATTAATGTTTGGTAGTATGGATGGTATAAAAGAAAGATTTCACTCTTGGGATGAAGAAAGACCTTATGATTGGCATATGCCTCAACATGGTGCGGCTTTAGGTGCTGCATTTGGTGGTATGAAATTAGTATTACCTAAGGTGGGTTTAGGTTTTACTACTTCACAATCTAAAGGATTATTTAAAAAAGATGCTATGGGCCGTTCAGACTTTAGAGCAGGTATGTCTGCTTATTGGAAACCAGATAAATTTTTTGAAGGCAAAACATTTCATCAGTTAAGACAAATGTCTAAATGGTTTGGTAAATCAAACAGATTTGGAGTTGATGGTAAATATTCTAGAACAATAAACATAGATGGTGTTGTTGATGATTTTAACTTTAGTAGACCTAGAATGGAAGCTGATAGATGGTTAAGAAACTTAAAGCTTGAAGTTACTGATGAAAGTAGAGAAATTTTATTAAAGAAAGCATTAAGATCTGAAGCCAAACTTCTTGGTAAAGATATTATGAAAGCATCATTAAGTGAAGAATGGAATGCTTTATCATTTATACACGCAGGTATTGGTAGTGCTATTATGAATAATGGTGAATTAATAAATTTATATCAAAGTGGATGGGACGCTACAAATAAACAAGATTTTATATTTAATATGGTAGTAGGAGCATGGTTAAATAGACATGGTTATGCTAAAAGAAAAGATCATAATGAAGCTAGAATGAAAAGATTAAGATCAGGTCTTGAAAACTTAGGTGTAAATATGAAGCATATTGGAGAAATAATACCTTCATACGATGTTAGTAGAGACAATTTTTTAGACCCTTTATCTTATGATGCAAGATTAAAAAGAATTTCTCAAAAAATGGATAATATGGGTATGTCTGTAGAAAATATAGAAAACATATCTACTCCATTACCTTTGGGTGAAAAAAGTGCTGCTTTTTCTACTAGAGATTTAAGTGTATTTAAACAGTTTTATAAACTTTATGCAACATCTGGAAATAAAAGAGGGTTTGCTAGAGATTTAGAAAGCATATCTGAGAAGGATGCTTTAGAAATACAAAATACAATTATTAAAGAATTTGGTTCTAATACTATCTTTGGTATGGCAGATTATTACAAACAGGCTGTAGAAAGAGCAGAATCAAGTATTACTGATGCTATAGTAAATACAGGCGCAGAAGCAATTAATAATATTAAAATAGGCTTTGAAATAAAATCTTCAGGAAGTACTATTCCTAAAGAAATTGATGTTGATTCTGGATTGCAAAAAGCTATAAAAGAAGGTAAATATGATGATATTATTGCAGAAGGAAGAAAATTATCTCCTATAGATAGAGTTGAGATATTAAATGATATTGATGTTTCTTTAAATGCTATAAACGAATTTATTGCTGAAAATCAATTAACTTCAAAAAGATCTGACAAAGCTTTGCAGATTAGTGAGCAAAATTTTGAGTCTATATATAAAGCTATTAAAGGTGGCGAAAAAATTATAAATGAAAATACTGGTAATACTGGTTTTGATTTTAAGTTTTCTGATATGCATGGAATGGCAAGACAAATTAATATAGCAAAAGGTAAACGTTTAGTTACTGATTTTGTAAGAAAATTTGAAAGAGATCCTGAAATTAATCCTGAATGGAATGAATGGGAAGCAGCTTTAAATACTGCAGGTATATTTAAAAAGAGTGGTATAAACCAAACAATTGTAAGAGACGTTTCTACTTTACCTATAGTTGATGGTAAGAAGTTAGCAGAAACAACTGGTAATGATACTAAGTTGGTTGAGCTAAGATTGTTTAGAAACTTTGTTAATAATATTCTTTCTGCTAAAGGTTTCCCTGTAAGAGATAATGTTAAAAAAACTGATGGTACTTATGAAGGTGTTACTGTACAACAGTTAAGAGAACTTCAGTTATTTTTTGAATCTAAAGGTATACCTACAGATCCAAGATTTATTGATACTATAGGACATGAAATTGTATATGATATATTAAAGCGTAATGTAGAAGGTTCTAATCTAGACATGCAACAGTTAAAATTTGCTATGGATTTTAGTACAGAATTAGGAAGGCAGACTGGAGAAGTTGATGTCTTTTCTTTGTTTGAATATAATCCTATTAGGTCAGACAAAGCAAATGGTTGGACAGGAAGATTACTACAAACATCTCATTTGTCAGGTGAAAATTTATCAATTGCAAGAAAATATAATGAAGCTGTAAGAAAAATATCAAAAGATTCTGAAACGGTTATGGCTGGTAAACTTGTAAAAGTTAATGAAGGTAACAGGGTATATTTTAGAAGCAAAGAAACTTTTAGAACTATTGAGCAAATGATGAGTAATGTAGAAACTCAAGGTACAGAATCTGCTAGAAAAATTTTAATAGACGCTATTGAAGCTATTGAAGGCACATCTACTTTAAAAGATATATTAGGTTCAATTTCTGCTAAAAATTATAAAGACCCACATGCTTTAAAATATGCTAGTTCTTTGTTAATGAAAATGGATGTATTAAGAAAAGTAAATAAAAATGGTGAAGATGTTTGGGTTGTTGATAATAAAAGATTAGCGATAAAGAAAACTAGACAAGAGCTTTTAAACTCTTTAGAAAATTATGGTATTAACTTTACTGAAATAGAACAGATAATAGGTAATGCTAGAAAGTATATTAATGACCAAATAGGTAGTCAAATAGACCATTTTGGAACTAATGCAACTATAACTCCAGATCAATTTTTTAAGAAGTATTTCCCAGAAGCGGACCCTTATAATACAGATTTAAATAAAACTGAATTAAGAAATGAGTTCTTTAAAAATAGAATATTTAGAGATCCTGTTGGAGAAGTGGAAGGTGGATTAAGTAATACTGGTTTTAGAGAAATAGTTGATAGACTTAGATTTAAAAATGATGTTGAATTTGATAATTTATCTGCAGTTCAAAAGAAAGAAGTTATACAAGACATTCAGGCTGTAAGAAGCACTTATGTTCAATCAGAAAGTTTCCCTGTATATAGTTATAATAGAGGTACGTTTAAAGCAAAAGAAGTTGAAAAAAGTGGTTTCAAAAATCCTTTTACAGACTTTTTTATAAGAGAATTAGAATTAAATCTTAAAGGTTATTTAGATGGTATAACTTTTGATGATGTTACATTAGGAGATACATTTAGACCTTTACAACGTATAGATATATTAGAGATTAATGCTAATAAGGAAATGCTTAATCCTAAATTAAATAAAATTAGAGATCAAAGAGCACTAAAAGTTCAACAAGAAATAGAAGCTCAAAATATGTGGAAGTTTGTTTTAGGTAACTCAAAACAAGTTTTACTATTAGATAAAGCTTCTTATTCTGGTATTAATAAAGCGTTTGTTGAAATGTATAAAAGAGTAGTAAAAGATTTGCTTGATGTTCAAGGTAACCCTAGACAATCTTATAGACATGCTTACCAAAAATTAGAAGCATTATATAATAAAATTACTGCTAATACTGAATTTGACTTGGATTTACATACTGAAGCGTTGAAAGTATTAACATTTGAAAACTTTATGAAAGGTTCTCAAAGAAATGATTTTATTAAATACTTAAACGCTCGTAGTGGTGATGGCGTTATTCAAGGCGTTTTAAAAAGATTTAACTTAATATGGACTCCTTCTGCAAAAAGAACTTCTAGAGAAGAACTTAATACTATGTTTGACTTTGCTTTAAATACAGGTGCTTTAAATAGAACTGAAGCAAAAGTTGTTCAAAAATATTTAGGAAGAGAAGCAGGAAAAGAGTATAATATTGCAGTTGTAAATGATGTTGCTCCAGATGCTGGAGATGTTTATTCAGGCAAGTATTCTCAAAGAGAAACTTTTGATGTATTTGTTAATAAATATGCTGATATGTGGAAGAAAAATAATGTTACTCCACCAGATTGGAATACTTACTCTGGTGGCAGGAAAGAAGTGTCTACATATGACAGTATTACCTTTATATCTAAAGATATGGCAAGGTTTTTATCGCTTGTAAGCGGTGTAAAAGGAAAGAATATATTTAAACCGATAGTAAGTTCGCATGGAGAAAATACTTTCTTATATGGCAAAACTGTGTTTGTTTATGACCCTAACTTAAGTAATCTATTTAAAGGTAAAAACTCAAAAGTAGATATGGTTATGATGGGGACTGCTGATAAAATGAAAGCTTTTTCTGAAAATTATACAGAATTAACTCCTGAACAATTACTTCAAGGTGCAAAAATAGATAACTTGATGAGTTTACCATTAGAATCTATAGGTATGATTAAAGTACCAGACAAAGTTACTCCTTCTAAATTATCTGCAACTATTATGCAAAATTATATGAGTGATGCAGAAGTAGATGCTACATTTAAAGAATATCATAAACGTGAGTTAGAAAATGCAGTTGAAATGATTAATGAAGTTATGAGTAGGCCTTCTTATGAAGCTGAAATGTTAAAATTAGTTAAAGGTATGAAGGGTGAAGACTTGCATGAAATGATAGCAAACGGTGGATCAGGAAGTCAGCTAGGTACTCTTATGAGTTATATGGAAATAGCTGGCGCATATGCAAGACCAAGCGCATTAGGTCAAGATATGATTTTAAATCAATTTAAGAAATCTTTAATAGATCAAGCCTTGGCTCCTTATACTCAAAAAAGTGACCCTACAATTAAAAATAATTGGGGACAAAAAATGGTCTTATCTAAATCTCCATATTATGAAGGAAAAAATGCTTTAGACCCTACTATGGTAGATGCTAATGGAAGAATATTATCTTATGGTGAAGCTGTACCTGCGTATAGCGCAAGAGAAGGTAACATAGAATTTGGAGATGGAGCTAAAGATGTTTATCTTATTTCTAGAGAAATGGTAAAAGGTGAATATGAAATTGTAAGAGCTAAAGATGTTATATATGAACTTACAGGAGCACAAAAATTATCAGAACAAATATATGAAGTAAAAGTAGATATGTTTGAACATCCTAGCCTTATGAGTGTAGATACAAGAACTGGAAGAAGAGATAGGGCTGATGTTTGGGTTGTTGACAATCTTGCTCAAGCTAACGAGCAATTAGCAGCTATGAAAAAGGGTAAAGGGAAAGCTAAAAATTTTGCTAATAAATTTGTAAAGAATAAAGATGGAGGCTGGATTTTAAAGCATAAATTTGGTGACCATAAATACATATTTATAAAAGGCAGTGAACCTCAAATGTTAATACCTGATTCTAAAGGTAGAACAAAAGGTGAATTATATAAAAAGACAAAATTTAGTGGAGAAGGAACTGAGGTTTGGGACGCTATGGCTAATAGTGCAGAACCTTTAGGGGCATTACATGACTTTATAAGATCAGTTCCAGAACTTTCTAAATATGATATATCTATGGAGTTTTTAAGATACCCAAGAACAAGACCTAATGATTTTACTTTATTAAGAATAAAAGAATTTTTAAAGAGAGACGCTGGTAATCAGTTAGTCTTAAATCCTTTAGATGTTTGGCAGATATTTGAAGGTGATTATGATGTAGATATGGGTGATGCTTTTTGGGGAACTACAAGAGAAATGCTTGATGCAACAAAAAGAGGTGTACAACAAAACGTTATAGGTATTAATACAGACGGAATAGATGTTCCTGCTTCTAGAATTGAATTAGCTTCTGAAAATTTAGCCGCAAATAGAAAAGCTTGGGAAAATTATGATGCTAATTCTAGAGTTATGCAAAGAGGTATTGGTGCAGTACAAAATTTAGTAGCGCCTTTAAATTCATTACATAATAAAGCTGCATTAAGTCCTGATGGCAAGAGAGTTTTATTAAGGTATCCAGCAGAAACTCCAGGAACTTTTTTCCAAATAGAAATTGATTATAATCCTAGAGACTTTAAAATACATATGGCTCAAAATGCTCAAGAAATTATTGATTTATTGCAACAAAATAATTACGGAGCAGTTACTGATAGGTTATTGTTTCCTGCTATGGAAGGTTCAGTAACAAGTTCTCAAGTTAAAGATTTAAGTGCTGTAGGTTTTAATAATACTTCTAGATCTGATCTTGGCAATCAAAATAGAAAACCTTTTAGAGCTTTTGTTAAAAGACTTGTAACTGCAGAAGGGTTTCCTGTAAAAGAAGGTAAAAATGATTTTGAATTAGAATTATATGATAAATTAATGGTAAAAGAACTTTTAAATCATGGAACTAAACTATCTAGTGTTATGCCAGGAAGACAAAAATTTGGAAATGAAGGCTCTAAACAAGTAGGTTATGAAGATATGTTATCTACTTGGGAAAGTTATGTAGGTGGCGTTAAAAATATAGACGATATGCTATTTAAATCAGTGTATTATTATCAAGATCCAACAACTAATTCTTATATTTATAGAAATAATTCTCCACTTATGGGAAGGTTATTTGGAGTTCAACCAAGAACTTTTACAGATAGATTTGGAAATGAAAAATCTTACAATTGGAGAACCGCTTCTGTTATACCTGATAAAGTTATAGAAAATTACAATGACGCTATTAATTATAACTCATCTACTGGTTCATTTGCTGAAAAGGCTTTAAATATTATATATAGAGACGGAAGAGGAAAGTCTATAGATAACCATGTTATGAATGGAGATGCTTTAAGAAGATATATAAGAGTTGAAAATTTATTGCTTGATGGTAATGGTGTAAGCAATGCGGATGTAGACGCTATTATGGCAACGTTACCTGAAATGATTAAAGATGTAAACTCTGCTAAATTTGGTATTATAAGATTAAAAAGATCAGCAGCTAAGGTAGCAGCATCTAACAAATCTTTTAAACAAAAAAAGTATATATTAGATAAATTAAATGCTGAGATAGCAGCTAAAGAAGAAGAATTAAGACCATTATTATCAAGAGAATATACAAAGAACCCTACAATTAAAAACTTGCCTGAATTTAATCTTGTTGATATAACTACTAGTGAAGATATACTAGAAAGTACATCGCAAGCTTTTGCTATATGGAATTTATGGGGTCAATCAGGTAAAGGTAAAATGGCTGCTATAGACGCTAAAGTAAGAGATATTGTTAAAGCATATAAAAAAGATTATAGAGAACTATTTTCTAATGCTGGTCTTGAAAATATGTCAGGAAGAAGACTTAGAGATAATGAGCTTACAGATTATTTGTTAAATCCAAAAGATATAGAAACTATAGAAACAGAAATTTATAATCAAATGTATGATGGTTATATGAAATTTGGACAAGCATTTTTATATAGATTTGTAGGTAATCAATTTATGGTTAGCAAAAATGGTGTTGGTGTTTACAATAATAGACCTGTACCTTTATTTACAAAACCAAATACAAACTATAAAAGAATGATTAAGTTTTTAGTAAGATTAAGAAATGGTCAAATTGAAACAATGGATCATAAAATTGCTAATGCAGAGTTTATAAATAAAATAGATAACACTATAAGATTGATTGCAAAGCAAGATTACTTATGGAGAACGTTCTTTCAAAGAAAATCATTTATTGAAGATATACCTTTCAAAGAAATTAGAATGTTTCATCAAGCAAGAAACAATCCTGAATTTCATTACAATCATTTGCAGATGTTCCAAAACTATCAAAGCTCTCCTATAGGAAAACTATATGACAATAGAACATCAGGCGGTATGGGTAAAGATTACGATAAAACTATGAACTTCTTTAGAGATTTATTAACTGAAGCAGGAATTAAAGACGCTGCAACTATAGATGGAAACGCTAAATTACTATCATATATACAAGAATTAGAAATAAACAATCAGTATATGCATCCATTTAAATACTTAACTTTAATGAAGCAATTAGACCCTAAAATTAAACCTATTGTTGAAGAAGTTTTTCCTGGACTAGTAGCTAATGAAGGTATAAGTCCAGCATTTAAAAACAGGGTACAATATAATGATTTCTTTGCTCTTATGGGTGGCGGTAGAATGAATGGTCAGGATGGATTTTCATTTAGCCCTTCTTTTGGAATGGATGGCTATACTTATTCAGCTATTAAAAGGTTAATTACTCAAGGTCAATCTATTCAAAAGTTAAACAAAAGTAGTTTAATTGAAGCTGCAAAACAAAGACTGCAAAGACGAGAATTAAAAGATGAAAATAAAAAATCTGAAGACCAAAAAAGAAGAGAGATTTGTAAAAACGTAAAATAAAGGTAATTTATGACAACTAGATTAGATCCATGTGACATTATTCCATTAACGGAAACTCAAAACAAATACTTTGATAAAGCTGAAAAGTTTAAACAAAAGTTTGATCATCTTGTAGATGCTGATGCTTTAGCATTTGCTCAATTTAAAAAAATATTTCATGTTGACATGAATGGCATGGGTTATCTTTCTGATGCTGAATTATCAGGTAATTGGAATAAGTTTGAAAAAAGCATGGATGTATTAGCTAATCAAATAGAAACAGGTAAAATATCAAATAAGATGGGTAGAGTATTGTGGACTACGCAAGAATTAGCTGAAAGAAATCCTATTATGGCAAAGGTTTATGATAACTTTGTAAATACAAGTATGACCTATAAAGGTAAAACTTTAAAATCTGAAACTGCTTTTAAAGATATAATAGATTATATGAAGACTGAAATTATTACTAATCAAAATTATGTTGAATTATCTAAAAGAAGATACCCTACTGATAAGAAAGCTTTTGATAGAGCTGTTGAAAGGGCAGAAGAATTACAAAATAGAGTTGAAGAACTTCAGGTTGACGCAGAAAACAAAGTGCCTGGCGCTGTTCAAAAATACAATAGAGCTTTAAAAGAAATGAGCGATTTCTTAGTAAATGGAGAAGGTAAGATATTTAACGACTTTGTTACTATGATTGAAGTTGGTTTGCCTAAAATAGGTAAAGAAGTTGATTTATACTATAAAGAAAAGTTTGAATTACAAGAAAGAAATAAGAATAAGCCTTGGACTGGTGTTAGTAGAAATAAATTAATGTCTGGAATTAAAAAGAGATTAGATGAGATAACTATACCTCAAAAAGAAATAATAGATGGATCAGAGGTTGTTACAGAAGTAAAGATAAGTCCTACTATGCAACAAGCTTTACTTAGATATATAGACTATACTGCTGACCTTCATAAAACTTTAGAAAAAGGTGTTGAAGCATATGTTGATGGAGCTATGTTAGCAATTGAAAATCAATTTAGTCCTATAGAAAAAAGGGCAAGAATTAAAAAGTTAGAAAATATAAAAAACACATTAAAAGAAAACTTAACTCCTGATTATAAATTAGGTTATTATCCTCACTTTAGAATAGATATGGGTGTTAGATTTTTAGACAATTTAATGCCAAATGCAGATGCTCTTGCTACTCGTACCTTAGAAAATATAAACTGGTCTAAAAAGGGTATAGATGAAGCTATAGCAGATATAGAAACATACGTTTCAAATAGATTAAAAGGTAGAGAAGAGAATGTAGATCCATTATCTTATTCTAGAAACTTTCCTGCAGTGTTAAAAAGATATGCATCAGAAGTTAATAGATTTAACAACGTTGCATTTGTTCAAAAATATACAAGAGAAGCATTACATGAGGTTAAGAAGATATATAGAAAAGGTAAAGAATTAGATGGTATATCTCAGTATTTTGTAGAAATGGTAGAAGACATGAATTATGCTATGCTTGGCAAAAGAGATATAGATGATCCGTTCTGGGCTAATGCTAGACAAACTTTATTAGGTTTAGAATACATGTCTAAATTAGGATGGAATTTTAGAACAGCAACAAAAAACTCAACTCAAGGAATATTAAACTGGGTATTTTTAAATGAGTCTGGATTTTTCTCTAGTCCTTCTAAAAGATTTTATGAAAGAAAAGGTGCAGCATTTGAGGGTGAAGTTCGTTTAATGATGGAAGAAGCTGGCTTATCTTTTGCAAGTGGCTCTCCTGAATTACAAGAAACATTAGGCAATATACAAAAGTCAGGAAGACAAATTGTAAAGCTTACAGATGGTTATTCAATAGAGTTTAAAAAACCTAGTTTTGGTGACAAATTATCATCTAAAGTAGGAAATTTCGCAGGTAAAGGTGAAAAGTTTTGGCAGCCATCATTTATGATGCAAAAGGTTGAAAACTTTAATCGTATGAATACATTTAAAATTGCGTTTGCAAAAATGTATCAAGAATTAGAAACCTCTCCAGGTTTTAGGCAATTAGTAAAAGATTCTGGTAAAGATTTTAATGCTGAACTTAGAAATAGAGCAAGAAATTATGCAATTAGAATGACTAATATGTTACATTTTGATTATGCAGATGTTTCTAAATCAAAATTACTTAGACATCCATTAGGTAGATTTGTATTTCAGTTCCAACATTATTTACAAAAGTTTCTTGAGTTAAACAAAAAAGCATTATATGATGATATGAAAATAGCTTACAAAAAAGGCTTAACTAGTGAAAGTCAAATAACTGGAATTAATCCTTTAAAATGGAATAGTGAATTAGGTGTTGCAACTAGAATGGGATTTGCTTACACTGCAGCTCCAGCTTTAATTAGTATGATGTTTGATATTAATGCTTTTAATTTAATTGAACACGCAGGATTTGATAAGGGTAGAGATATTTTTGCTTATTTTACAGGTGATGAAGAAGAAATAAGGCAGGCTACATTTGGTAGAGGTGCTGTAGGTGCTGTAGGATTTCCACTTTTATCAGATATATTAACATTAGGTGAAATAAGCAATATGGTAGATATGCAAGATGATGATTGGTTAAAACTTTTAACAGGATACAACTCTTACAGAAAGCAAGATAAAGAATTAAAAACTATGGCTATTATAGGTCTTATTAATACACAGCTTAAAAGAACAGTTGGTCAAACTTGGCCTTTATTTAGAGACGGATCTTTTGGTACGGCAGTTCAGTTTGAAGCTGGTCTTTATAGAGATAAAAATGTTAATGAAATGCAAGAGAAGTTTTATAAAACGGCTAGAGCAGTCGCGCCTGACTTAGCTGAATATTATGAAGATACTCAAGATGGGTATAATAAGTTTGTCAGCAAGTATAAAAGACAAGAACGACTGCGTTACCATAGGGGTTACTAGTTTTTTTCTAAGTTGTTATCACCCATATCTTCTTTTAGTAATAATAATAACTCTTTTCTCAAATTAGAAAATACTTTAATTATATTATCAATAAGCTCAAGATTCTTTGGGATGTACATTGGGTTATTTTCATTTCTTTCATGCATTACTTCTAATGTTTTTGCAAGTACTGCTACTGTTTTTAATTGACCGATAGCTTCGGTAAATGAATCATTCATTCTTTTATTTTTCATTTTTCTCCTTTTCTAATAATTGTATAAAGTGATCAAATTCTATAGCAACATAAACCTTTGATCTGTTTTTTTTAAATACCAAGACAGGGTTTCTGTCCTCACAATTGGACGCAGCTTGTTCTAAAGATTTCCATAAATTTAATCTTTCTTGATTTTTACATTCAAAACTATAATCTATTACTTTTTTAGCTGCAGGTGATAAAACAATATCTTCACCACTCATTCCCATGACCTGGGACTCAATATCATTCGTCTCAAGAATCTCCGTAAACACACAGCGAAGGCGGTCCCTCACTAAGTTTTGTAGTTTCCTGCCCTTGTTTTTTGCGGAACGCGCTTTCATAGTCTCCCTCTCTGACTTTTCTAAGAGCCTCTTTTTGTTCTAATTGATCTTGATTTAGTGTTTTATATTGACCATCACCAGTTATTTCATAACTATCTGGATGTAAGTCTTTATAAGTTTCTATCATACAATCAACTTGTTTCTTTAGTTTCAATAGATCTTCTATCATAATATCCTTCCGTTAACTTAAGAGCGCATTCCCTACATACGTAAGACTTAATACAGTTTGGAGAAACAGTTCTGTATATAGGGAAGCACTCGCATTTACATTTTTTGCATTTAATCACGTGGTATCCACCAAGGTAATTTCTTAACTATCTTTGCACGCCTAACGTGATTAGGTTCTTTAGGATTCTTTTCTCTGTAATCCTTAATTGCTCTTAATTGTTTTTTAGTTAATTTTTCTGCCATTAAAAGTCTCCATTATAAAATCAAACAAAGGATGAGGTTCACCAAGATCTGGCTTTGCTACTTTACCATATCTGCCCATAGCAAGACCTGATTCATCAATCCAAACACATTCATCACAGTAATTAGGATTTTTTTTACAGTTTCTTTTGTGTTCTTTAGCTTCTTCGCTATCACAAAACCAACTCATTATTTTTCCTCCTTTTCCTCTTTAGCTTCTTCAACTAATTTATTTAGATAATCTCTAAATTTTTCATCATTTTTGTTAAAGTTAATATAATGTACTACCATGTCAGTTAAACTCTTAAGAGAGTTACCAACTTGAGTCATATAATTAGCTAAAAAGTCAAACCTTCTTTGTATTTCTTTATTAGTTATATTTTTATATTTAGCCATTTTCCCTCCTAGTTTATAAAGCGCAGCACCTAATCTCACTTGCTTTTATTAGTTGCTTTTTACTATATCAGCCCGCAGTCTTCGACACTGCGCTTTAATTTTTATGCTAATTTCCAAGTATGTACTTGTTTCCCGTACTTACCTAGTTTAGTTATATCAGTTTTAGTTAATTTACCAGCACTAGTTAAATCTGTAATAGCTCTTCTAATGCTTGTTATAGGCCAATGAACATCTTGATCATTTGCAAAATCTTCAATATCAAATGGTGTAAGACCTTCATTTGGAAACGCTTGAAATATACCAAGAATTTGATCTTCTTGCTTCATTGTAGCATTTCTACTGCTTTGCAGAGTCTCCCCTGTTTCATCATTAGTGTTGTAATACATAATTACTCCTTAGGTTTTATTGCTTCTAACACTTCAATAGCTCCATTTAATTTAATAAGAGCTACTTCCATTTGACTTCTTTGCGTATATAAATCAGCCAATTTTTCAGCATGTTCCCATTTTTCTTCTTGATTTGATTTCTTTGCCATTATAATACTCCCTTTTCTATTCTTACGTTATTAACTGTTAATCGAGCAAATAAATGCTCTTTTTCTCTATTTTTATCTGATTTAATATCTATAATCTCTACAAGACCTGTTTCTTTGTTTTTGTATGGTTTTAAAGATATTAATTTATTTGCATTATATGCAATCCTAAATGAACCTCTAGAAGATGATATGTCCATACCTTCTTTGAAAGCTGCCTTACTTACCTCACTAACAGCAAACACAATTACATTTTGTCTTACTGCAAGTTCCATAATAGCTTGAGATGCTTCCTCAACTTTCATATTGTTATCCTTCTGTTTGCTCTTAAATAGGCCCAAATGGTCAACAATTACTATTTCTGGTTTAACAGGTAGGCTAGTGATTCTTCTTTCTAATTCATGCGCATATGGAGCTGAATAGTCTACAGTTAGCCATTCAAACCTTTTATCCATACCATTTTTCATTTGTTTATAATGATCAGCTAACTGATGTTCATCCCACCCCATCTCTATTTGCACAAATCTAGACCATATTTGTCTTGGTGACATCTCCATTTCTACAAAATACGTAGGTCTCTTAAAGTAATTAACCCAATTTTGCAATAACATAGTCTTCATACTAGCAGGTGGAGCTTGTATTATGACAGTTTCGCCTGGATATACAGGAAACTCCTGCCCATATGGCTCACCTAGATTTAAAGGCTTTAGATCTTGAGCGTAAAAGTTTATAAGTTCATCTTCCATGCTACTAGAATCCATCATATTTTCTGCTTTAGCTCCTCTATGTAATGTACATCTAGAGTCACAATAAAACTTTATAACTGGATCATCAGCACCATATCTATAACCTTGACCATCATGCCCTGTATAACAACCTTCTACAATGTTGTCCATTTCTTCTTTCTTAAACTCACTTTGAGCATCTTGACTAACTCTTACACGCCAATCTTCCATTATAAGTCTTACTATATTTTCTGGAAAGTTCCATCTAAGATGTGAAGCTATTCTAAGAGCTACCATGTGACGTTTACCATGCGGTGCACCATCTAACATTTTTTGTATACAAGTTGTAGAAACAGGGTCTCTAGTACTTCTAACTTTAACTTCAGGTTTTTCTTTAGGTTTTTCTTTATCTGTTACATCAAATATTGGAGCGTTCATTTCAATATCTTCGTATTCTATATTTCTAGGCTCTGACGCTAATTTGATTAGCTCTTCTTTAAATACTTTATCTGATGAAGACAATATTTGTAAGTTATCTTCTATACACACTTTATATAATCCAGATTTAGTATTTTTAGTATTTAATAGACGTATGATTCTTGTTTTGTCAGTAACAGAAGGATCTGCAAATTCATAAATACCAGCTTTAGTTAGCTCTTCTTTTACTCTTACGTGTAAATTAGGACTTGGTTCCCATTTAAATGCAGATTTATGTATACCAACATGAAAACCTGTTCCACTGAAATATACTCTATAATATAAACCACAATCATCTAATACATTTGATAGTCCCATTAATTTATCTCTAGCATCTCTTATATTTTTACCATCAACATCTAAAATAAACTCTTCTGGCATAAATATATTACCATCATATCCTGATAAACTTTCTTTTTTAGCATAATACGCAACAACACTTTCATCATAATCATATAAAGATACAAATAGATCAGTGTCAGTACCTTGTAATTCCCAGACTTCATCTTTAGATTGAAAATTACCTCTATTGCTAACTCCAAATGCTATTTCTTTAATCATCTCCATGTAAATTCTCCCATTCATGTGGCTTAGTAATAAGTATTGTTAAAACTAATCCTACTATTAATAATAGTATTATATATAAAAGTATCTCAAATATCATTTTTTTGCTTCCTCCCTTAGTTTAATTTGATGTTCATATCTTGCACGTTTAATTTTCATTCTTATTGTCATGTGTGTATATGAATCACCTTTCAAATTATGCCCTAATTTAAGTTTTTTAGGGTCAATGTTAATAAAATGCATAAATTCTGTTGCTCTCATAATCCTCCTTAATTTTTGGTAACTCCTGCAACTTCCAGCCAGGCAATGTTCAACGTATGATAACTCATAAACAATAATCGGAATCTAATGGAATATAGATTTCTGAAATGTCAGATAGTAAACTGAGTACTATCTAGGGAGTTTTTACACTGTTACCAAAATCTTTTATATAGAGAGCCTCACATATTCCTAAAAAGGACCAGTTATTGGCTCTCTATAATTAACGATTACCTACTCACTTAGAAAGGTATCTCGTCACTCTCGGAGGACTCAGAAGATTGAGAGACTTCTGATTTACTATTTAATTTAGGCTTAACAAATTTCTCAAAGAAATCTATAGCTTTACCCTTCCAGTAATTTACATCATCTTCTTTGAATGATTCTACAGCGTTTGTAAATTCTGTAGGAGCAGTCTTAGATAATACTCTAGAATATTTACCATCTTTATAAAAGTAAACATTCATCTTTTTACCTATTAAAGCTTCTTCGCTATCATCCATTTTAACGACTTTAGTACCATCAGGACCTTCTAATGCACTACTAATACCAGCATTAGCAAATCTATATATTTGACCGATAGCAAATTCTTCGCCATCACTGCCTGTTTTAGCGTAAACTCTCATATTAAAGTTATCTGGGTATTCATCAAAGTAAATGTCTATGCATTTTGTACCATTCCATTCACCATATTTAGCTTTTGAAACTACAAGTTCATGCCAACCAGTGGAATATTGATTATTACCACCACCTGACTTAATTGTCATTGTTCTCATTTATTCTCCTTTATTAAGAAATTGATTGAGCATCGTCATCATATTGAGCGATACCTACTATTGCTGATAATCCATATCTTCTGCCATATGTAATAGCAGAACCTACACCTTGAGCATCTTTCTTAGCCAATGGAAGTTTAACTTTAGATCTTATCCATTGCCCAGAAGAGTGCATTAATGTTGTTGTTACACATACAGCTCCCATAATCATTTCATTACCTTGACTTACAGATAAACCATGTTTACTTAAGTATGGAAATGAAGATTTGATTACTGCATGTAAGTCTGCATAACTAGACTTAAAGAATGGGTTTGTACTTTCTTTCTTTGCACCTTCCATTTCAGATTGAGCTTTAGCTAATGCTTCAGCTAACTTATCTATTTCAGGTGATTTCCATTCATCATGTCTTCTGTCATGAGATTCATCAAAAGATTTCTCATTTGATTCGTTTTTGGCTTTTGCTTCTAATACATTTTTAGCAATACCATTTTGCTTAGAAATATCTACGTTATTCACGCGCTTCCTCCTTGTGTTATTAAACAGGGCAGAAAATAGAGGTATTCCACCCTGTTCTTGTGCTATACATTATTAGAACCTTCGATATGAAGGGTCTGTAATTTAAGAAACTAATTTCTTTTTATCAAGTATTAATGTTGAAAAGTTGAAAATAATTTCTTTAAAGTATGGTTGTTTCATAACTATGTTTTTAACAGTATTAGTTATAAAACTTCCGCTCATATTACTACAGTAAGATGTAGCCTTACGAGTACATGGTTCTGGATCAGAATCTTCATCAGAATACCAATCCTTCTCATATTTTTTAACAGTAATATTATCATATATATACTGTTGATATTGATCTGCACCCATCCTACCGTCAATAACAAACGTTGGTTTATCAGGGCACTCTGCAAGTAATTTAACTATTTCCATACGAGCAGACATACTATCTAAACCAAGTATTAGTATATCTTCTTTACTACCCATATAATTATTAAATTTACCAGGAACTCTATTTACTTTAATAAAATGGTCTATTTTTGTAAGGTGTTTATATAATGCTTCAACTTTAGTTTTACCAATATCTTGATGCACATATTGACTAACACCTACATTTTCTATTCCTACTTTATCAAAATCATAAAGAGTAAATCTATCAGCACCAAGTCTTGCAAGCTGTGTGGCTACGGAGCTGCCAATAGCCCCGCAACCTACAACATGAAACATGATACCTGATATATCTGCTATGTCTTGACTTCTTAAGTTTCTCATATAGTATATCCTCCATAAGATCGGTTATAAGACATTGCATCAAGAACACTTTCAGCAATATCTAAGTATTTTGGATCAATACAATTTATTAGTTCCCATGGTTCTCTATCCATTTCTATAAATTCTTCAAGCTCTTTCTTATTTAAAGTATCTATAGCAAGACCATAAGGTTCTATTAGTTTGTTTGTATGTGTTACTGCTGATTTATACTTATGCATATTCCAACTGCCTAAATTGAATTGCCTGATAAATTCTGTTATTTTACCACAAGTATACTCATGTTTAGCTTCAAAGTTAATTATTTCTTGTTGTGTTGGTTTTAGCCCTGTTTCTAAATCATCATCAAGCCAATTGTATGTAGCCCAATTATAATTACCAATTGATAATTGCTTTTGATTTTTTGATTGTAACACAGATCCACCAGATTTGTAAGAACTTATATTTGTATAAGTACGCTTCCTACATTTAGCTTTAACTTCTGTAACTATCTCAAGTGGTATTTCTATTTCAGGTGTATCATCTAGTATTTTAATTTCAACATCTTGATGTACTTCTACTGGCTTCCATACAGATATTCTGCATTTATACTCCTCTTTTAGATTAACAACAAGTGCAAATGACACATCTGATTCACCTTCACCATACTCATCAATACTAGATAAATCTGTACCACTCCAGAATGCTTCCATTGTGTGATGACTGTGCCACCAACAAAATCTAAACTTCTGGTCTTTGTATTTCATAGCCATTTGAGTATAATACGTAGCCAATTCTTCTTTATCTAGGTCACACGTAGTCCCTGCTATTTCTTGTGGTAATATGACTGGATTTTCAATAGTCCAATCACCATCTTCATCTTGTGTTACTACAGCCATCCCGCCTATCTCAGCTTTTTCTGTGTGATAAGCAGCTTTAGCATAATTTATAATCTTATCCCAAGATTCTTTATGTATTAATACTTCCATTATTTTTCTCCTCCATATATGTTGTTTGCTAAATCATCTTCCATTTCTTCTGGTAAAGGCTCTTCTGGAGCATCTACTATTTTATCCCAAGGTATATGTGTTTCATGTCTTGATACATAATTATCATCAAATACAGTATCAGGTACATGTTCTACAACTTCAAATGTCATACCATTAGGCGTTTTATAAACTTCAAGATCAAGTCTAACACCATTTATTGTAATAGTTCTACAAGACAATCTCTTGTAATGTGCTTTCATACTATTTTCTGTTACAAAACTCATTTTTTCTCCTCAAGTTAATTAAGAGTGTCCTGCTCGGTAGTTCTATTTCACACTGACGGGAGACTCACGGACACATCTTAAAATATGTATCTTATTTCTTGCCACGGTAATATTGCATTGTGGCTATGTTTCCAAGCGCCAATCAATCTATTTTTGTAATGTCGTTTATATCTAATATTAACATTACCATATTGAGATGTTTTTTGTTCCTGGATTCCAGGTTTCCAAAGCAACTCTTCTGCTTGTTTGGTGCTTTCTTTCTTCATGTTGTGTTCATGCATATCATGATTATGTGTAAGAAATATAACCTCACACTTAACATGTTCTTTTATATCGTCATCTACATACTTATCTACTTGTTTGAATAGATTCTGATACAATATACCAGCATCTTCTTCTACAATTATAGGTGAATAGTTAATGTGAACATCATAACCTGCTTCCCAAAACTTGTTAATAGCTTTTAGTCTATCAGCAATTGTTGATGTGCCAGGTTCTAGTATATTAGCATACTTTTGTGGCATTACACTAAATCTAATACGTATCTTACGATTAGGATTATAGTCTAATAACTCCTCATTAACATATTTAGTAGCTGCCGTTCCCATAGCTCTATCATTGTTCTTAAAATAGTCAAACAACATCTTCCAATCATGATATTGTGCATGTTTTACATAGTCTTCATTACAACTGAAGTCATATGTGTAATATTTATCATGTGTCTGATCAGGTTCTTTAGGCCATTTTAAGTTTCCATTGTGAGCATCTATAGTATCTATAATTTCTTGTGTATTTGTTGCTACTGATAGACCTGTTTTTACATGTCTACGCATATAACAATAACTACATTTGTATTCACAACCAAAACCAAAGGAAGGCGTAATAAAATTACTACTACGCCCTGAATCTCTGATTATCATTGCTTTACGTCTTACAAAGTTAGGCATAAAACCTCCTTACATTTCGTCACCTTGTGGTGATTCATCAGGCCAAGGTTCATCAACCATCTCATTAACTGTTTGTGAAATAGCTTCTGTATCAATTGGCTCTTCACCACCATGAATATTACCTGTTGATGTATTAATACCACCCATTCTAGTAGCCCATTGAAGCGTTAACTGCTCAGCTTGTTCTGGTGATACTGGTTGAGGATATGCATCTTTATACATACTACATCTAGATCTAAGTGCACATTCTGCTGTATCACAATAATCATCTTCACCTGATGGACTATAAAAGCAATCATCTGGTGTACTAGTACCAAATATAGCTCTAAAATCATCATTTATTAGCTTTGGCTCACCATGATATGCAGCTTTAATATTGTGATATGGATTAGTATTATTAGTATATCTAGTAGCCCAATTAGGTATTTGAATTAGCAAAGATGTTAAATCATATCTACCCATAGCATTGCTTATATTTGTTGAATCATCACCCCAGCATACACTATTACCAAATATATTACCACTATCTCTGTAATGATTTCCAGATATATAAGGAAACTTAAGTCTACCTCTATTATCAAAAGGATGAACAGTACCATAGTTATATACATTAAACTTTGGATTATCATAAGAAAGCTTGTTTACTACCATATCTTTAATAGGATAACTTATTAGATTTAACTCAACTTGCATATCACATGGTATATCAGCAATATGTGTAGCTTCTGTTTGAGCTCTTGTATTTGCACTACTATACACTTTAATAGCAGGAGGTGAAAATGTAATACCTGTATTTAGTATATATCTTTTATTTGACCTACTACTAGAATGTGCATATAATCTATACCACACTGAATCATATATATCTAATCCATCTGCTATTGGAGCTGCTTTTTCTCCTTGTTCTGATAAATAATTTTTAAAGTTTTCTTTGTACTCTACAAGAATACTAGGATCATCTAACCATTCTTCATTATAATAACGCAAATTAGTTATCATAGCATCCATTTCTCTAAGTTGAGTTTGTATCCAATCCCAACGATTTCTTCTGAAATAGTCTTCACGTGACAAAAAGTTATACATACCACTAGGTCTACGTTGAAATCCTAAACCTTTCATCATTAAATTTGCTACTTTATCATATGTGCCACGTTTCCATTTAAATGTTTTAGTAATCTCTAAATCTGCATTATAATTTCTATTAAAACTATTTAGTAATTCCATAATATCTGCTTGGGGACCGAAATATATGTGATCACCAAGGTCTTCTGTTTCGATAGAATCAATTACATCATCAATGTCTCTTGACTCTACGATTAAATCATAATTATTATAATCTATCATTTCTCTCCTCCAAAAGTTATATAGGGCTGATTGACCCTCGTTAGTAATAATATCCCCAAACCAATCGTTGGCCTAGCGTCAGAGCAACCATATTTCAGGTAATCCAACTTACGTTGGCTCATCCACGCATTGATAGCTATTGCTATATGATGATACTAATTATTACTCGCCTGTCACTACAGCCCTATAAGTTAATCCAGACAGATCCATCCTTAGTGTATCGCTGATTAAACGCCTTTTCTCACTAGTGTCACTGTCTGGTACGTTATAACATAAAGTTAATAATTACTGATCACCGCCAGACTTATTATTATTAACAGCTGCAACAATATCACCTTCAGAAATAGCGTGAGTATTAGTTACAGATACACCGTTAACAGCAACAGATGCATTAGAAGTAATATCATCTGGAAACTCTGCTCTTAATTGTTCAACGGTTTCAGCGTTAGTTTGTCTCTCTACAAAGCCGCCACCTTGTAGGAATTTTATAGTTTTAGTTGCCATATGGCCTCCTTTTAGTGTTCATACGATGAATATTGAGATTCTTCAGCCAATTGGTCAAAGAAATCATCAATTAGTTTATAGTTAGTCTTTATTTGCTTCTCTACTTGTTCTTTTTCAGTTCCATCTGGTAAATATTTGATAGTTTTCTTCAAAAGAATAGTATTTGCCTCTATATTACCAATATCCATTATAATCCTAGTCTTCTTCTAATGGTGTCTATAAGAGGTCTTAGTTCTTCTATTTGTTCACAAGCAAAATTAGAATTTTCGTTGATTCTGTCTATATCTTCTGAATGTGATTTAATATCTTCTTTCATTGTGTCGATATGATTAAGAATATAGTCTATAGAATCATCTTTTTTAATAGTTTTACTCTTTTTTTTAGGTTCTTCTTTATCTATTGGCTTATCAGTCATTATTCTCTCCATTTGTTATCAGTACTAGTTCATCAATAAGCTTATTTAGCTCTATTTTTAGCTTAGATTGCTTATTTTTATTGATTATTATGTCTCTTAAGACATCTTCTTCTGTTCTTGCAGGTAAAAACGTTAACATATTATAAAACCTCCTGATTCTAGACAAAATTTAGCAAAATTCTCTACATTTTCTCTTGAAAACGGATAACTAGATAAAAATCTTGCTTCTTTATTATCAGATTTCTCTAATTCTTTGTTTTCTTTTTTAATACGTTCTTCCCATTTGTCAACAGTACCATCTGCAAGCAATATTTCTAGTTGTGTACCTATTTTAGCAGCAGTTTCTTGATCAATTTCTTTTCCATCATTGAAAGAACCAGCTGTAAATTGTTCTTCTGTCATAAAATCACAATTATTGCACACAAATGACCATAATGGCCTCCA